AGTTTGTAGATAATTATGTAAGATCTGCAAATTTAACTGAAGATAAAGATGAAGCATTAATTAATAATGATGATTTTAATTATCATAATGCTAATGAAGATATGATATTTTCATATGTTTATAACAGATTGCAAAATGGTAAATTAGATGATGTTAAAAAAGAGTTAGATTCTTTTAAAGATTTAACTGTTGAAGAGTTAAAAAATAATTATGGTATTGATATTAATGTTGATAACAAATCTAAAGTAGATGAGTTAACTTCTAAAAATGCTGTAAGAAACTTTGTTGAATCAAGATTAGAAAAGATTGCAGCTATTGAAGATACTTATAATTCAGTAAGTAAATTATTTCCTAAAGCTAATCCTGAAGTAAAAGAATTATTAATGTACTCTGCTCAAGGTATTAATAATGCTAAGAAACGTAAGTCAGAATTATCAGATGATATTGGTAAAAGATTACCTAAGTTAAACTTAACAGAATCTATTACTGCTCTTAATAATGATCCTAATGCTGTATTAGCATCATTAAGTTTTAATCCTCAAGCTTTTAAAGATACTTACAATAATTTAACTCCTGAGAAAAAAGAATTATTTAAAAAACAAGTAGAAGAATCTACTGATGTTAATCCTATGGATAAAGATATTATCCTTAGAAATTTAAATGATTTAGAATCTCTTAATAAGCGTGAACAAGATTTTGTATTAGCTTATAATGCATTAAAAAATCCTGAATTACAAAATGAGTTTTTACAAAAATCTGAATCTTTATGGAGTAAATATGCAGATATTGCTAATCAAAAAGAACAGATTGATGCTGAAGAAAAAGCTGTTAAAAAAGCTCCTGTATCTGAAGTTGTTGAACCTGCTAAACCTATTGAACCTGTTCAACCTGTTCAACCTGCTAAAACTCAAGCAATTGCACCAGTTGCTCCTACTAAAGAAGTTAAGTCTCCGTGGTTTGATCAAAATACTACTAAAGAAGAATTGACTCAAAGATTACGAGATGCTGTTAATGATAAAAGTTCTAATGGAATTTCTGAAGAACAAGCTGGTGATATTTTTGAAGAATGGGATATTAAAGTTAATTCTGTTAAAATTGCTCAAGCTCAACAACAAACTGGTACTCAACAAGTTACTACTGAAAAGACTCCTGAAGAAATACAAAGTGAAATATTTGAACAAGAAGCTTTTGGTAAAGCTTCTACTATTGGTGGTGAAGTAAAAGGAGAAGTTGTTCAAGAAACTGAATCTCAAGAAACTGAATCTTCTGTAACACCTCATCAAAATGTATTGATGACTAGACCTGAGAATAGCGATAATGCTATTCAAAAAAATGGTAAAGTTATTGGTGATATTAGAAAAGATTACAACTTAACACCTTTTGAAAAAATTCAACAGTTGTTAAATTATATTATTGGTAATAATGTATCTTTAAAAGAAGCAGTATATTTTACTCAACAAGGTAATAATGTAATGTTGAATTTAATAGGTCCTGATGGTCAACTTTATCCAATATCTACAATTCAACATTCTGCTGAAGGTATTGATACAAATAAAGATTCTTTCCAAAAAGTAATTAATTTATTTTATGATGCTGAAGGTAATCCTAAAGACATTGATTCTATTAATGCTTTAGTTCAAAGAGGTGTAATAGATTTTAATCTTACTCGTTATTTAAATACTACAATTAATAATGAAATTGGTGTTACTGCAGATAAATTAGATTTACCACAAGGTTCTACTTTAAAATTATTCTATGGTGATAGTGAAACAAATATTGCTGAAGAGTTCGTACTAGAAGAAGATGAAGATGGTATTGTAGAATCTAAAGGTGTTAGTAATTCAGAAGCTATTGAAGATATTAAAAAAGGATTACATTTAAGAGTAACTTTACCTGATGGTACTGAAAAAATAGTTAAAGCTAGAAATGCTGTTCATCAAAATGCTCAACAAGTATTTACTGAAACTACTACTAAGATTCAAGCTTTAATTGAAGAATCAGCTACTGCTGATAAAGAAAGAAAAGTTAAAATTAATGAAGAGATTAAAAACATTGTTAAAGATTTTAACAGTGAAATATTCTTTGCATTAAAACCTATACAAGGAGAACAAAGAGCTTTAACTTTAAATTATAATTCTGCTAAGAAACAATTGTATTTAAAGTTGCAAGTTAAACAAGGTAAAGGAACTAAGTTTAAATCTGTAGCTATTGTTTCAAAAGCAGATCCTACAAAAAAATTAGGTGCTGAAATTAATGTACAAGACTTTACTGTAGAAAACCTTGTTAAAGTATTAAATGCTAGTAACATTAATGGGGATACTGGTGCTTTTACTGAAAGAGATATAAAGTATAATAAATTTATTGATGAAGATAACAAAGTAAATTTATCTAATATTGGAACTTCTATTTCTAAAGAAGGATTTTTAAAACATGGTATTCAAATAGGTATTGCTGAAGGAGTTGAACCTGAAAGTGTTGTTGTAGAAACTAAACCTGCTCAACCAGCTCCTGTTTCTACAGATACTAAAGCTGATATAGAAAAGAAAAGTAGAGTTGCAGATATTATAACTACACAACTTGAATTAGGTGTTGATTTACCTAAAATTTTAGAGACTTTAGTAGAACAGGGATATGTAATTAAAAATAATAATTCAGCATTAGTTGATTTAGGAGGAGGAAGAGATGCTATACTATTTAATATTGATGGTGTAGTTATTCCTGTTTACAGAAGTTCACAAGGAACAAGCAGTAAAACTAAAGGTAATTGGTATCCATTTTTCTTTAATACAACTGATTGGGTAGTAAAAGGAATGTCTGATAGTTATAAAGATGGATATAATAATCCTATTATAAAACAGCTTTTAAATAGTTTGAATACTAATTATAAATATGATAAAGCTAAATCATCGGTAAGTGTTAATAATAGAGAGCTGTTAAATAATTTTACAACAGATGACTTTAATTTTGATAATGATGGTATTTATGATTTTAAAAACTATTATATAGCAGCTTCTATTTTAAAATCTTGGCAAGATAATTTAGGAACTATTGATGTAAAAGGATATGAAGGATATATTGATAATATAGTTTCTAATTTAAAAAAGACAAATCCTACATTATCAAAAGATATTGATAATGTTTTTAATGATGTTAAAAAAATATTTAAAAGTATTCAAGATGTAGAACTAGCTGCTTTAGAATCTAAACCTGTTGAAGAAACTTCATCTGCTGAGGTAACTAATAATGAAAAAATATTATCTGAATTAAATAAAGATTTAAAAGATGCTACAAGTAATCCTGATTTAGTATTAACTAAATATGCAGAATTAGTTAAAGACATTACTAATGAATTTGATAAATTAGATAAAATAAAAGATTATCTTAATAATGAAATAGATACTTTAACTTCTAATGATGAAGATATTGTATTCTCTTCTAGTTTAGAAGAATCTACAGGTATTACTAAAGAAGAAATTGAATCTATTAGAAAAATACTTCCTAGATTTATATCTATTGAAGATATTAAAATTATTGCTTCTAACTTAAAAATAAAAGGTATTCCTTATGGGGCATTTAAGAATAAAGTAATTTATTTAAATACTTTTAAAGGTAAACCTGGTACAGCATACCATGAAGCATTTCATGCTGTATTTAGAACAATGTTAAATAATGAACAGATTGATTTTTATTTAACTAAAGCTGCTGAAGAATTTGTAAAATCTGGTAAGAATATTAAAGAAGAAATTGAGAAACTTAAAGATACTGTTTCTGGTTATGCTTCTAAAACTAATGAAGAATTAGTTTCTATTGTATTAGAAGAATACTTAGCTGATAAGTTTTCTGATTATGCTAAAGATAAAAATACTAAAACTTCAAGTAATATATTAAAAAGATTATTCTTTAAAGTTGTTAATTTCTTTAAAGAAATATTTAATACTGACAGAAATGAACCTATAAGTATATTATTTAGTAATATCTTAAAAGGTAGTTTTGTTAACTCTAATCCAGTAAACAATGTTTATTCTAACAATTATGATACAGTATTTAAATTATTACCTAATAAGAAAAATGCTATAGCTAATGGTTTCTTTACTGCTTCAGAATCTAGAAAAATAATAAACTCTTTTGCTATTCAAGTTTACAATGCTAAAAAAGGTAAGTATTCTGATAATCCAGAGTTATATAATAGTGTTGAAGTAGATGGTAAAGTTACTAAAGAAGTTAAACCTACTGAAGAATTAATAGAATACTTTATTAATAAACGAGTAGAAGATTTAAATACTAAAGGTAAAGCTTATGCTAGTGTTCAATATGAAACTGATAAAGTTCTTGGTTCAAATTTACAAAATAAAATTAAAGAAGAACTTTATTTATATGATCCAACTAGTGTAAACTCTAGTGATATTAAAGCTAAAGAAGTTTTAGTTTCATCAATTCTTGATAAATTAAATGTATTTAGTTTTAAAAATAAAGTTGATGAGATAGAAGAGAATGAAGCTGGTGGAATGGAAGCTTTAGAGGTTAAAGAAAAATTAGGTTCTCAAGATGCATGGTTATCAGGAGGTCATGATTCTTTATCTCAAGCTATTAAGAGTTACATAGCATTTACTACAGTTACTGAGACTGATATTCTTACAGGAGAAGAAAGAGAAGTTGCTGTTGATGAAGTTACTTTATATAATGGTTTAACTAGAATATTAGCTGATACTAGTGAAGATAAAATGATTTCTAAAATTCACTATGCTGCAGAAAGTAATCCTAATATTAAAGCATTCTATGAACAAATATTAAAAGATTTAGGAGTTACATTTGATACTGAAACTAATACAGTTACTGTACCTACTAATGCTAATGCTTATAATACATTTAGAGCTTTCTTAACTAACTTTAAGAAATCTAGAATAGCTCAATTAGATGTATTATTAGATCAGAAGAATGGTAAGTTAACTTGGGTTAATGCTAATAGTAATAGTCCTGGTAATGTATCATTAAACTTATGGGCTACTAACTTACAAAATAGACTTACTTATGGTAAAGCTACTGGAAAAAGCTTAGCTAAAAACTGTAGTAATATTTTCAACTTATCAGGAAATGTTATTAATGTTAAGAAGTTAGATAAAAATAAACTTAATGACAATGTTAATAATATTAAATCTCAATTTGATGCAATAGGTATTCCTTTAACTAAAGCTTATATTAGATATTCATTATTAAAACAAAAAGCTTCATTAGAGAAAGTTGCTCAAACTAAAGAATTCTTTACTGAAGATCAATTAGGAATATTAGCTTCTTATGATAATGTTGTTCCAATTGACTTTACAATATTTAGTAATAAGGCTATTGGTGAAGGATTCAGTTTAGCTGACATCTTTGAAAAAGATCCTTATAATGTTTACAGAGGTAAAGAAGCTGATAGTAGTTTAAAATCAATGGCAGAAAACAATGCTTTATTTGATGAAACTATTGGTAACTTCTCATTTACTAATGCTGAAGGACAAAAAGTATATGAGATTATTAATAACTCTTATGTAATTAGTAGATTATCAGTTTACAAGAATGATGCTTTCTGGAAAAACATGTTCAGTAAAAATCCTGTAACTACTACTGATGTAGAAAGAAGGAATTTAGAATTTGTTAAAGAAAACTATTTAGTTAAAAATCATAGAGATCTTCTTAAAAATCTTAAGTTAAATATCTTAAGTGGTCTTAGAGATACTACTGTAAGTGATAAAGGTGAGACTAAACAAGGTATTACTTTTGGTGGATTTGATGGAAGAAGTTACTTATTAAGTGCTTTAAGTTTATTTAATAATAATGGTAAATCTGATACTGGTAGATATATTTTTAGACAAAATGAAGCTTCTAATACTGCTTATGCTGTAGAACTTCCTAAAGTAGATATTTTTACTGAAGAAGGTAGAGATGTAAAAGATTCATTTTTTGATAAACAAGTAGAAAAAGAGTACAATAGAATACTTAGAGAAAAGAAATTATTTGATAATAATGAAGGTCGTAAGTATAAAGGATATAATGATTCTGTTAAAGGTAGAGCTTTTGATTTTACAGAGTTTCAATACTTACAAGAAACAATGTCTACTAATAAAGAGTTTGCTAAACAACAATATGATAGTTTAGTTAATTCAGCATTAAGTGGTGTTCCATATAATGAGTTAAGTCCATCTTTAAAAGAATCTGTAAAAATAGGTATCAATACTTATTTAGATAAAGGATTACAAGAATTTAAAGCTGAAGTAGATAAATACAATCTTAGATTTTTCTTAGATAAAGATTTAAAAACTGATAACAACTTAACTCAATTTTACATTAATGACTACATGATGGCTTTATCTATGAATGAGTTATTAGATGGAGATTATTCTATACAGAGAAAAGATAAAGTTGATATTTCTAAAAGAAATAAATCTGCAATGGCTTCTGGTCCTGACTATGGAAAAGGTACTCATAACTCTGCAATTATTAAAGATATTGATTTATACACTACTGTTAAACCTGTTGGAGATAAAATTCAAAGAGTTGATCCTAAAGATGTAAAAACTAAATATATTAATAAACAAAATAAAGAAGTTGTTTATGAAAAACCTTCTAACATAAAAGATTATATTGAAGAAAAATATACAGTAATAGAAGATACTGAATACAAAGTAAGTAAATACACATCTAATGATGCGATGTCTTATAGTTCTCAATATCATATTATGATGGGTACTTTAAGATTAGGTAGATTAGATGAAAAAACTAAAAGTATTTACAAAAACATTATTCAGTTTACTAAGAGAGATGAAGAAGGTAGAGTTATTAGAAATGTAAATATTGGTAATTCTAATCAAGAACATTTATCTGGAATAATGGCTTCATTAAACTCTAAAAAGACTATTGTTTTTGATGGTTTAAATGGACAGTTATTAAAGATGTCTGAATTAGGATTAATAAGAAGTAGTATATCTTATATTGAAGATAAAGATGTAGATTACTTTACTAGTTTAACTGATACATTAACAGAATTAATTTTTGCAGATGATTTTGAATCTCAAGAATATAGAGATACTGTTAGAAAATTAGCAGACTTATACAAACCTATTAAAGGTATGGAGTATTGGCATGAATTAGCTAACAATATGGATAAAAATGAAGTAGATCACGTTGCTACTGAATCTGCATCTAAAGGAGCTACATTAATTCCTGAAAACAGTTTATCTGGTGATTTAGATTTATCTAAGTCTAGATTTGCAGTGTCTAATGCTAATAAGCGTTTACAAGTAGAAACTCCTACTGGTAAAAAAGAAATTGTATTTGGTTCTCAGATTTTAACACTTATTGCTAGTGAGCAAAATGATAATGAAGAATTAGTTATTAATGGTGAAAAAACTACTGTAGGTGCTCTTAGAAAGAAATATAATGATGCTATTGCTGGAAGTAGATCTGAAGCATTTAAAAAGGCTATTGCTGTAATTAAAGATATTAAAGGTAATAATTTAACTAGTGATAGTACTTATAAAGGAAGTATTGATAAAAGTGGATTAGATGATATAGTTAAAAGAGCATTAGCTTCTAGTGGAGCTGATGAACAAACTATGCAATATTTTGAAGGTGGTTATAACTATAACATGGTTCAAATGTTAGTTAAAGCTGAACAAGTTGTATTATCTCATTTTAGTAAAGGTGGATTTAGTCAAAAAGTTAATGGAGATAAAGTTTCATTAGCATCAGGTTCTGGATTAAAAGTAGTTGTAGATTCTGAAGGTAATGTTATTTCTCATCATCAAGTAGTTAAAAATCCAAAATTGTATTCTGGTAAAGAATACTCTACTAGAGAATTAGCATATAACTTAGAAGATGAAGATGGTAATAAGTATTCAGAATGTATGTTATCTCAAGCTATTTTAACTAGACATGGTTTAAAAATAGGAGATACCATTACTCCTGAAATGACTGAAGTATTAAAAATGTTAGGTTATCGTATTCCTACAGGGGATAAACAGTCTGCCATGTCATTAAAAGTAGTAAGTTTATTACCTGATTACTATCAAGGTATAGGATTATTCCCATCTGAAATTGTACACTTATCAGGGGCGGATTTTGATATTGACTCGGAGTTTATCCAAATGCCATATTTCTGGTACAAAAAAGATGCTCCAACAGTTCCTATTAAATTTGGTACTGAAAAAACAAATGAAGATAAATTTGAAGCTTATAAGTTTTATAATTTAAATTATAATAAAAATTTTATTAGAAATTACAATGATGAGTTAAATAAAAGTACTGCTTATCAACAAGTTTTAAAAGATAAAAATTTAGAAAAAGATTTTAAAAATAAATTCTTAAATGAATTAAGAAATGAAATCTATGAAGATGTATCTAAATCTTTAGGATTACCTTCTAATGTAGAAGAATTTATTAAATCAAAAATTAAAACTGGTGCTGAATTAAATAATGAAGCATTAGATTCAATGATACCTATGTTAACTAACAAAGGAATGGTTGAGATTGCTAACAATACTACATCTACAGATGCTCTTAAAGACTTAGTTGATAAATTAACTGATGAAGGATTTATTAAAGAAGTTAGTAACAATACTATATCTAAGAAATTTAAATCTGCTCATGATGTTAATGGTAAGTTTGATGCTAATACTAAAAACTCTGAAGGTAAAAATGGTATTGGTATTGCAGCTAATAAGATTCAACAGTTTGCATTCTTAATGTCTAAAGTTGGAGAAAAAGTTGTAACATTTAATAAAGATGCTTTTAAATTTGAAATTGCTGAAGAAGTTGGAGGTACATATAAAGCAAAAAATTCTGAAAATCAAAGGATAGCTGATAACTTAAATATTCTATTGAACGTATTTACGGATAATGCTAAGGATCCTATTGCTGCTAAATTAAATATTAAATTTGAATTGTTAGGTGGTGTTACAGAACTTATTATGCAAGGTATGAGTTTTGAAAATGCTGTTAAGTTTATTAATATACCTATTATTCAAAAGTATGGTGAATTATTAAAAACAACTGGATATGCTGTAAAAGATGATGTAGAAAATAACTTTACTAAACAATCTACAATTATTGCTGCTATTGCTTATATTAAGAATTTAGATAAACCTTTAAAAGAAAGGATTACTAAAGATACTATGAGTAAGGTAAGTGACTTAGAAAAGAATCCTAAATTAAAACGTATATCTACTGATGAAATAAATGCATTATTAAAAGGTATTGATTTTAAAGCTGATGAATTAGGTGTAGGTAATACTTCAACTTCATTAGAAGTTCAATTACAAGCTTTATCTCAATTTGTAAAAGTTAGTAGTCAAAATGATATAATGTCTAATGTAAATAGTTTCTTAAAATTAAATCAAGGATTAGATATTTCATTTAATGATTTACATAATGGTTTACATAAAGCTATTGATACTTTTGAATTAAATGCATTATTCAATACTCCTAAGAAAGAAACTAGTTCTCCAGATAAAGTTAAAGCTCACATTGATATTGAAGAATTATTGAAAGATGATGCTAATACTTTTAACAATATTAAAAGAGCCTTAGTAGTTGAAAATCAAGTAGGTAAGAAAATATTTATTGAACAAACTGATGTATTTAAAGAATCTTTAAATAAAATATTACATAGTTTAAATACATCATTTACTAATATTGGTGATAACTATTCTAAATTAAGTAAAGAGTTTTTAGGTTATATTTCAGTAAGAAATTATTTAGAAAATTTAGAAAACTTAAAAACTAAAGAACCTTTAAATTCTCCAAAAAGAAAACTTATTGAACAACGTATAAATAGTATTGATTTAGGATTAGTATTCCAAGAATTAAATGGTCCTGAAAAAGATACTTTAGCTAGACAGTTAGATAAGTTAAAAATTAATCCTACTACTAAAGATAATTACATTGTAAGATACTTAACTACTGCAATAGCTAATGATGGATCTTCTAAAGAAGAACAAGATTCTGAAGTACAAAATACATCTAAGAATGCTACTGATTATATTGTTAGTAAGTCTTTTGTTAAAGAAAGTAATGAAACTATTTCTCAATTAATAGATGCTGTTAAATCATTATATTATAACAATGATGTTATTGATGAAACTACTGGATTAACACCTAGAGTTTTTGTTAGTAATATGTTAAGTTACTTAATGGTTAAAGATAATATGTTGTTTAAAAATAACAGTATTTCTAAATTCTTACCTGTAGAAATGTTTGGCAACTATTCTAAATTATTAGATGATATTACTGAAGGTTTAATTAATAAGAAAAGCATGAACATGGATAAGTTTGAACAGTTAGCTTATAACTTTAGAAAACTTTATGTTACTGATAAGAATACTAGTTTTACGGCTGTAAAATATAATAGCGTTGAAAATGATGGTAAGGTAGTTAATATTGCTGAAGATGGTACTATTGATTTCAAAGTATCTTCTAAAACTAGATTAGAATTATTTATTAAACAAAAAGAATTAAGTAATGCACAAGCTAGAATTGCAAGTGAAAGAAGTCCTGAGTTAGAAAAAGAATTATCTTCTGAAATTAAAGTTTTACAAGAAAGATTAGAAAGTGAAGATATTGCTACTAATATTGGAGTATTATCTGACATATTTAAAACTGAAGAAGTTACTGGTGAAGATGCTAAAAACATTACTTATATTGATAAAAAATCTGGTGAAACTAAAACAATTGTTCAATTTAAATTTCCTCAATTTAAAAGATTTAAAGTTGGTAAAGAAACTAAAGTTTATGAACTTAAAAAAGTATTAAGTAGAATACCTGCTTATGGTAATGGAACTTTACAAGATCATAAAACTGAATTAGGTTTTGCTATTGGTGAACAAGCTATTTATGAACCATTAAACTTTACAGGTTACAAAGGTGTAAGTGTTTATTTCCCAGGTACTTATGAAAAAGCTGTTAAAGAATTTAGTAAAATAAAAGAGGTTAGTCCTAAAGCAGATCCTGATGATATAATGTCTATTAAAAAAACTAAATCTGTTCAACAATCTGTTCAACCATCTACTGAACAATTTGTAGAACCTTCTGAAGATTTAATACAAAAGCTTGAAGCTCAAGCTTTAGCACTTGAATCACTTGAAGCTAATGGTTCTGCATTTGAAGCTTTTGAAAATTTACCAGAAATACCTGTATTACCTTCAGGAAATGATTTATTTTCACAAATGCAAAAAGATTTACTATCTTTAGTTACTGTTAAAACATTAAAAACTGGAGGAGTAGAACTTAGTGCTGAAGAGTATGCTAATTTAAAACAAAAGATTAGGAATGCTAAAACAGAAACTGAACTTAAAGAATTAGAAGAAATAATTAAAAATTGTATGTAATATGGCATGTATAAATATTTCAAGTCCACAATATCGTAAATTGCAAAAAGAAGCTGAACAAACTTGGAAATCTAAATTAGATTTGTATATAGATGTCAGTTCATTTAATAATTATTTTGATAGATTTCCTAACTCCTTGTCTGAACTAGATAAGGGGTTAGAATTTATTAATTATAAAAACTATATGTCTGATGATATAGCTAGAATTGTAATGATAAATTCTCCTGCAATAGAAAGAGTTAAACCTAATCGTTATGAGTTTAAAGTAGTTGCTGGTAGTACTAAGTTAGATACTAGAGGTAAACTTTATGAAACTGCTAAAAGATTAGCTGAACAAGTTAATAATGAATTTGTAAACTCTAATCAAAAAGATATAGCTAGAGTTACTGATGAATCAGGTATTGTTTCTTTAATCATAGAACCAAACTCTGAAGTAATTAATAGTTATATGGAAACTTCATATAGAAAAGCTGCTCAGGATAGAATGGAGTATGAAGAAGAATTAAAAGATAATGAAGATATTTCTGACTTTCAAGCAGAAATGAAATTTAATGAAATGTTAGAATCTGGAGAAATTAATCAAACTTGTAAAATATAATAATGGCTTGTTTATATACACATAATGGAAAAACATACTCTAAAGAAGAGTTAATTGAATACTTAAAAAATAATGCTAGAGAATATGATGTAAAACCTGACTTTAGTAATATTGAAGAGATTATTGAAAAAATTGCTAAAGAACCTTTAGATAAAAAAAATTTAGACAATAGAACTCTTAAAAGATTAAGAAACTTATTAGCAGAAGAAGCTAAAAAAATTACAACTAGGATTTTAATTTTTCAATCTGCTAAAGAAAGAAAAGGTTATTTACCTAAAGAAGAAACTATTAATAAACTTAAAGATTTACAAGAAAGTTTATCTAGTTTAGAAGATGTTGAAGCATTCTTTAAAACTGCAGATTTTATGCATAAAGAATTAGCAGTAACTGAAGATTTCTTAGAAAATAATTTTGATATGACTAATTCAGATCATATTAATTTCTTATTACAAATTAGAACTCAGTTAGAATCTTATAAAGAATTAAATTCTTTCTTACCTTCAATATCAGATTATAATGCTGATATTAGAAAGACCGCTAGTGATATTAACTTTATGTATAATAATGTGTCTGAAAGAGTTGAACAAATTCTTGAAGAATACATGATTAACTTTATTAAAACTAATACTAAAAGAGAAGTTACTAAAGAAGAAATTATTCAATTGCTAAAAGAGTCTAAAGATATTGGTTTTATTGAAGCTAAGATGGGAGGTATGGCTAATAGTATGGATCCATTATTACAGTTACTTCAAAGACATGTAGAAAAAACTAGAGAACAAGTTTATGAGAATACTAATAATTGGTTAGATAAGATTAGAATTCAAGGTGAAAAGTTAAAGAAAGCTGGAGTAGAAGGATTTGACTGGATGTTTCAAAAAGCAAAAGATGGTAAGATTACAGGTAGAATATTACAAAGAGTATCTGAATTATATTATAAAGAAAGAAGAAAAATATTAAATCTTCTTAAAGATGAATATGGTAGTAAGAGAGAATTTATTTATAAACCTGGTGAACCACTTTCTGAAGCTGAAAAGCAACATAATATTAAGTTAGGTGAAGATAAAAAGAAAGTAGCTGCATTCTTTCAAGCTGAAGATGCTAAAAGTGGTGTTCCTATTGATGGTGAAAATCATAAATATACTGATGAGTTTAAACAACAAAGAAGTATGTTTGAACAATTTATAGTTGGTGAAAATGGATATTCTGAATGGACTAAAAAACCTTTTAAACCAGGTAGTAAATTAGATACAGGTGAAATTCTTACTGAAGAAAAGTATGATAGATTGTATAAAATGTATAAGAGAAAATACTTTGAAACTAAACAGTCTTTTAAATTAGTTTCTCAAAAAGTTAATGGTCAAACAATTTATACTGGTGAAGTTAAAGAAGGTATTAGTACTTATGTAAAACCTGAGTATGTTGAAATTATTACTGAAAAAGGTGGACAAAAGACTAAATTTGGAGATGATGAATACTATAAATTAATGAATGATAAAACTCCTCAAGGTATTGCTAGAAAAGAGTTTTTTGAGTTTTATAGAAATACATCTAATACATTATTAGATAAATTACCTTTGGCTATTAAACAAAAAATGCAAGGTAAAATGTTTAGAATTAGAAGTACTATTTCTAAAGATATTAAATCTATTGGTGTATTAAATACCTTAAAGAAATCTATTAGACAATGGGTTAATCCTGATGTAATTTTTACTTCAAGAGAGTTAGATGAAGATGGTAACTATATTGAAGATGTTCCTATCTTTTATACTGGAGATTTAAAAAGTAATGAGAAACTTAAAGGTTTAAATAAAAAGTTAGAAGAATTAAGAGCTGAATTAACTAAGAATCCTTCTGATTTAAAAATAGTAGATAAAATTAAGATTGTTAAAAACTCTATTTTAATAGAAGAAAACAAACTTACTCCTGAAGAGTTAGAAACAGATATGTTAAAATCATTAACTAAAGCTGCTCAAATGGCTGAAAATTATGATTTAATGAAAGGTGCTGAATCTACTTTATTAATAGCTCAAAGGGTTATTCAGAATAAAAAGTTCTTTAAACTTAATGCTGCTGGACAAAAAGATTATCTTAAAGATACTTCTTTAGTTGAACAAAGAATGAGAGCTTATATGAAAATGATATTTTATTCTAGTTCTACTGCTAATCAGACTAAGACTGCTAAACTGATTCAGAACTTTAATAGTTTTGTAGCTTATAAGTCATTAGGTTTAAATCCATTTTCAGCAATTAATAATACTGTAATGGCTAGTATTAATAATAGGATTCAGGGATTTGGTAAACAATTTGGATTTAATAATTCTCATTTAAATCAAGCTATTAAAGATACTTTAGGTTATATAAGTACTTTAGATTTTGCTAAGAATTTAGGTAAAGAAGAATATTTAAAAAATCCTACTAATAAGTTTGAAGCCATGTTAAAGAAATTTAACTGGATAGACAATAATCAAATTATAGATGAAAGTTCTGCAATAAGTAAACTTATGTTTGGTGGTATTACAGGAGGTGAATTTTATGCTCAATCTAATACTGCTATTGCTAAACTTAGAAGTACAATGATTACTAATTCTAAGACAGGTGAAAAGCTATCTGTATGGGAAGCTCATGAGTTTGTAGATGGTCAATTAAAACTTAAAGATGGATTTGAATATTCTCCTGAACAACGTAGATCACTTTCAGTAGATATTAAAAATATGAATAAGTTGATTCATGGTAACTACAGTGAAAATGATAAAGTTGCTATGCAAGAACATGCTTTAACTCAAAGTGTAATGCAATTTAAGAAATGGATGTATAACTTTGGTAAATCTAGATTTGGTAATACTTATTTTGATGAAACTTTAGGAGATTATGCAGAAGGAAGATATAAGACTTTTGGTAGATTTCTATCAGTATTAAAAGCTGGAGCAATGCTTGATTACAACACTGTAAAAGCTGCTTATAATTCTTTACAAGATTATGAAAAATCTAATCTTAAAAAACTTGGAGTAGAATTTATTTATTGGGTAAGTTCAGCAGCATTAATGTTATTACTTGAAGGAATAGCTAAAGGATTAGATGATGACGATGATGAACTTAAAATATTAGTTAACTTTTTAAGAAAACAATCTGATAGGGTTGGAGGAGAATTAGATGCTATGGTTAATCCTAAATCAATTTATGCTAATCTTAAAAATCCAGTATCAGGATTAAGAGCAGCAAGTGATTTTGGTGATGTATTATCTCAATTAGTTAAAACTCCAATAAATTATTTAATAGATAATGATGAAGGTTTGTATATGCAAAAAGGTCCTAATAAAGGTAGATTGAAATTATCTAAGGAAATACAAGATGTTATACCTGTTGCAAATTTAAGAGCACAATTTGAAAACTTAATGGTCTCTGGTAATTTTTATTTCAAATAACCATTACTGAATAAAAAAAATAAAGCCCTTTTAGATTTAATTTCTGAAAGGGCTTTTTAAATTTACTTATTTTTGAAATCTCGATACTCTAATTCTTTTATAAATATAGGTCTCATCATACTACCTTCAGGAGCAAATCCTCCTAATATAATAGCATTAATATGTTCAGAAGTCATGTCTTTGATAGGAATCCATTGAGTTGTAGGTAATTTACGCATATTTTCATCATAGTTTTTACCCCATGTTAAATATTCTCTTCTAAGTTCATGAGTACCATCATCATAAATACTACTTGAAGTGTAATCACTACCAAGAACTCTTTGATAGTCATGACCTCCATCTACAGCAACATTACCACATTTACATTCTACAAAGTCATGTCTATGTTTAGATTCAATTTCTTGTTTACACTTATTACAAATTATACTATTTTTTAACACCATTATCATACACTTTTAAGCCATACATTAAATCTATTTCATTAATAATTTTATCTATTTTATAAGGTTTATAATTTACATTATTCTTTATAAAATCTTTAGTCCAGTCTCTCCATTCTTGTTTACTTTCAGGAGTATCCCAGTAATATTCAAACCATGCCATTTTTTTGATGATAGGTTTTTTCTTAACAGATTCATAATCTGCATCAAACTCTCTAAGCATGTAATTAATTACAGGAATAATAAATTCTTCACTTTTTAGTTTTATTTTTTTCATCTAATTCATTTTTTAATCTTATTAAAAATGCTTCTTCACTATCATCACCACTTAATAACCAATCTATTCTTTGAGCATAGATATAAGATTTGTTAAGTATATCTACTGCTATTTTAAACTGATCAAGAACTTCTTCTGAATACTTACGATGAAATTTATCTTCAGGATATTTTTCATACCAATTAGGGTCTTTCCATCCTTCTTCTTTTATTTCTTCTTCAGTTTTTTCAAGACCACTTTTATCAATAAGATTTTGTATTTCTTCTGAGATTTCTTTAATTCTTGACTGATTCCAATAAAAATGTCCTCCACTCATAATGTACTATTTAAAAGTTCTTCAATAGTTTTTGGTTTAAAATCAATTAATTTAGCATCTACACAAAAATATCTACCTTTAGTATTAATTACAGGATTGTTCTCAATATTATCATATTTTAAATTAACATCAAAATCTGCTAATTTATTGTTATGGTGAATATGGGCATGGATATTTCCTCTATATTGACCTATTTCACTAATGTGAATAGGAGCATGAGTTAATGCAAACCCTTTATAGTCAATCATTCCTGCTACCCCATCTACATAATTTAATAATTTAGGTACATCTTGCCATAGATCATGGTTTCCAAGTACTACTATTTTTCTACCATTTAATCTATCTAATTGATAATAATCATTAGATTTTTCCATAGTTACATCACCAAGAATATAAGTTAAATCTTTCTTATGAACAGTTCTATTCCAATGACTAATTAAAAGTTCATCATGATAAAAAGAATTTTCAAAATCTCTCCATTTAGCCACTGATTCATGACCAAAATGTAAACATCCTATAAATCTAACTTGTGACATACTAATCTTTTATAAAAGATCCATTAACTAATTTACCTGTTCTATTTTTAATAACATTGTAAGCTCCTTCTAAACATTGATTATAATCTAAACCTAATTGCTTAGATAAAATAATTAACACTACTTGAATATCTCCAATAGCATCAACAACTTCTTCATGTTTATTCTTTAAGTAAGCACCTGCTAATTCTCCAACTTCTTCAGATAATTTTAACATTTGCTTAGGAGCATTTTCTTCTTTTAATAAGCCTTTATCTTCAGCCCATTTTTCTATAAATTGTTGTAATTCTTCTTGTATCATATTATAAATTCATTGGTAAAACAATTGGTAATTTTCCTTTATTTAATACTACACCACAAGAAATAATAAATTTTCTAGGGTGAGCTTTAGCATAATCAAAAGCATATTTTTTATCATCTACTCCACATCCTACTTGCATTCCAAAAATAATATCACTTTTAGATACATTAAAACGAATGTTAGCTTCTGAATGTAAATGACCTTGTACTACAGACATTCTTCTGTTTAAAGCTTTGTTATAAGCAGCATTCTGACCTGAAGTACCAGTTCCATGAGTAAATAATACTCCATTAATAACATGCTCAATATCAAATTCCCATCCTGGAACATCTAAAACTTCATCTAATCCTTTTATCCACCTCTTAGAAACACCTGAACTAAATGCTTTCCTATTAATAATTAAATCATGATTACCTAAACATACTTTAGCTTTAGGAAACTCTTTATACATATACTGTAATTGCTCTGTAGCAAACTCTAACTCATCAGCAGCACTATGTCCATCAGGATTAGTTTCATGGAATGAGGAGTAAGCATTATCAATTACATCACCTATATGTACAATAGTACCACAGTTATAGTCTGTTCTACACTTTAGAAGATGCTCTAAATATCCTTCTCTTTGAAATGGATAATGAGTATCTCCTATAACTAAAATATTGTCTTCATTAAAATTTTTACTAAGAATGATATTATTATCCTGTAATTTTGAAACAGGTTTAGTATCTAATCTAGCTTTTTGTAAAGCAATTTCAATATCTTTAGTTTTAGATTCTTTAGGATAGTTTTTAGCAATTACTTTAGGACTGCATTTTAAATAACCTGGCTTGTTAGTAAGCCAGGTATAAATTGATTCTTGTTTCTTATTTAGTATCATTTACTAGTTTCTCTTAAAAAAATTAAACAACATTGGGCATGGTCTAAGTGAGGTAAACCTGATTCTTCATCTAAGGCTAATCCTTCATTACCATCATGAATATACTTCATTTGAGCATTAAGATGTCTTATTAATGCTGAATAATATCTTTGCTTAGGTTGAGGAACAGATTTCCATCCTCCAGGTGTATATTTACTTGCACCAAAAGTTAATACTTTTGCACAACCTTCATATGCATCTAAAGGATAGAGATCAAACCTAGTTTTGCCTTCATCGTATTTTAATCCAGCTTTACTTAAGTCTTGTTCCATCATATTACTTAATATTATTAGTTTCTATAAAGATATCTAATTTTTTTGTAAATTCAATGTCATCAACACTATTAATGTTAATTAATTTTATTAATTCACAAAATGATAATTCATGATTTGCTAACCATATTCTGTCAATTTTATTTAAGATAGGAAACATTCTATCTTTGGAAATTTTAGCTTTGTCAAGTACTTCTTCGATTTTATTCATAGAGTTGATTTATAGGTTTGTAAATTTCATATTCAAGATTTGGGATACTTGACACCTCATTTAGTAATGTGTGATGTACATCTAAAAACTTAGCATACATTTTTCGCTTTTTATCTGTAGGATATAAAGCATCATAAATACTAGGTAGATGACATTCTTGATTTGATTTACTACCATAAATTCTAGTTATGATTTGTTTAAATGGATCTGAAGTTTTAGAGTACTGTCCTTGTATAATTTTATTATAATCTTCATAAAAATGTTCTTGTAATCTATAAATAAGAATGAATTCATCTTCTTCTTCTATATAATCAACAAAGTTTTCATTAAAATTTTGATTTGCAATAAAATCCTGCAATAATAATAAATTAATTTCTTTATTTAGTATTACATAAATAATTTTTTCTTCTTTACTTTTAATATGTGCATTTATTAAAACTTCAGGAGAAAGTTTTTTTAATTCTAATTCTGATACCCCTATTAAAGGCATTAGAAATCTTGTAGTTCTGGTATATTTTATACTATTATCTTCAATATACCCGTTATTCAAAAGCCATTCCAAGCGTCTTTGCATAAATCAATGATGTGTTTAAAGGATTCATAAATTGGATACTGTCATAAGATTCTACTATTTTTAAACACTTATAATTTTTATAAAACTCTTCTACACCTTTTAGTTCACCAAAATAATTTAAATATTCACTTATTACTTTTGCTTTAAATAAATTTAATGATTCACCTGAGTCTTTACATTGATTCCACAACTTTTTCACAAAAGCTGGACCTTTACCTAGAATACCTTTAATATTATCTGCAAAATCTCCTGTAACTATTGAACTCCAAAAGTACTGATCTGCAAATTCTTTATCTACTATTCTTACTACATCATTCTTAATATCATAATTTATACCTTCAAGATTATTAATATCTTTATCTGTAGAAACTACAATATATGGTTTTGATTCATTTATATATTTATTTTTATAAATACATAATAAATCATCTGCTTCTAGTTCTGAAAAAGAAATACCTTGATATTCATTTATCAAATAATCTCTTACATCATAAAACCAAAGTGGTTTATCTAAACTTTTTCTATGAGCTTTATATTCAGGATAAATATCATATCTAAAGTTTCTACCTATTGTAAAAAACAGATGAAATTCATCTGCTTTGCATCCATTTATTAGTCCTTGTAAATAACTATTTGAACCATCAATACATTCTTGTAAAGATTTTTCAGGTTCATCTATCTTATTATGACAGACAATATATGGAATGTGATCAGCGTCTATTAGTGCTATCATAATATGGTTTTATCTCTGTGTATTTATCTTTAATCATTTTAGATAAATTAGAGCATTGTAAAACTAATCTTTTTGTAGTATATGGATTTTTACTAAGTTTATCTAAAAATCTTGTAATCTTTTCTAAGTCTGCATGTTCTACTTTATACATAGTATTTATTTTTAATTATTGCTATTGACTTATTAATATTAGTTAAATTATTAGGAGCAAAATAATCTATTACCCACCCATTATCATTAAGATATTTTTTAAATAATCTTAATTTTAATTGATACTCATTAGTATAATCTCCTTTAGTTTCTATTATCCAACCTGTTTTAGTCTGATGATTTAACTTACTAAAATCAGGTTTAATTGTAATAGCTCTTAAATTATTACTTACTTCACCAAATTGATAAACGTATTTAGGTTTATTTTTGTTTTTAAATCTAGCATTTAAACCTTCACTAACACATTGATCATAAGTCATCATTCTTTTATAAAGTTGATAAGATGTACCTTTAAATGTAAACTTATCTTGTAAAGTAAATACATCACTTTCATAGTTAAAATCTGTTATACCTGATTCTAATAATCTTCTATAACAACTTTTTTCTAATCCAGATCTTAAATTTACACCATTGAAACTAGTTGGAATACCATGAGGTACAGCTTTTTTCTTAGGTTTTTTAATAGGTTTTTTAATTCTAATTCCAATTTTAGATTGTCTCATCTTTTCTTGCTCTCAAAATAATTTCAGAAAATCTTTTAAAATCAGAAATATATTTAAATCCTAATTTTTGATAATCTAATTTTCGATCTACTAAAATACCCCAAATTTTACCATTTAAAGTTACTGCTTGAACAATAGGTTCAGTATTATCAAAATGTATATCTACATTAGTTGTTATCTGACCTACTTTAGTACTATCTGTTAAACATAAAATAACTCTTGATTCTGGAACTTCTAATTGTTCAGCTACAGCATTAACATATGTTGAATTATTATTTGTTGTAATAATCCATAATTCATATTCTACATCACATGTATCATATAATTTATTTTTAATGTTATAAACTAATTGTCTAAATTCTTCTCTATTCCAGTTATCAGTTAATTCAATACTTACTTTAATCTTCTCCATTGTCTAATTCATTAAGTTTATCTAATTCATTTATTCTATCTAAGAGTTCATCAGCATCTTCAGATGATGTTTTAATAAAAACATTATTTATTGCAATTTTAAAAACATTTTCTTCAGTTAAATGATATACAAACTCAATAGTAAATTCTTTAGGTTCACCATCAAAAGTACCTTTAAATAATGAAAAATCATAATAATAAAAGTCTGGTTTTAATGTTTTAAAATCATCTTGTAGAGAATAAATATATTCTGTTATTAATGTTGCATACTGAAAAGGACCTAGTAATTCTTTAAATTCTTGTTGATTAAAAGTTTCCATATTATTCTTTTATTTCATAACCATCTTCAAGTCTTACTTCAACAGTAGTATTATCTTTCCAAGGTTCTATTGTTATTAAATAACCTAAACAATTTATTATTCTAAGTCCATTTGTAATGTACATATCTCCACCATCATTATCATCAATTAATGACCAAATGTTATTAGGATATACTTTTTTTAATAAGTCTCTATCTTCAAATAGATGACCATCACAAGGGGGATCTTTTTCAAAAGTATTGTTTATAGGTCTGTATTTTTCAGTAAATTGTGCCCAGTTTAAATTTATCATAATAATTTATTTTTAATCATTAATTCAGCTTTTTCTAAACCAAATTTCTTAATGTAATCACTTAAATCTTTTTCTTCGTCAATAAAATAAAATTCTAAATCATAGTTTAGAACAAAATCACCAGTAGATATTCTACCTTGTTCATCATTATCAAAGTTAACAATAATTCTTTTAAATCTATGAACTAATTCATTATAAGATTTCTCACTAATCTTGTTAGTTTCAGCTTGTAATGCTATTGCAGGTATCCCTAAAATATAATAACACATTACATCTTTTAATGATTTAGTTAAGATTAATAAGTTTCCTAAATCTGGTAATTGATCATAACCTTGTAGACATTCTGGTCCAACATTACTTAACCATTTAAGTTCTTTTTTAGTACTTTTAGGAAAATAAATTTTAAAATATTCTGTATTATCTTTAAAGAATCTGTATGAATAAATAGGATTATCTTTTTTATACTCAAAAGTATAATGATTTTCTCCTTTGTTTAATAATACATGACTACAAGATTTTACATTAAAGTAATTTAAAACATCAAATGTTAATCCAAATTGAATCCAATAATTATAATCTACAATATTGAAAGGTTGAATTAAAGGTTTAATATTAGACTTAATTTTAATTGGTTTATAAGAATCATCATTATTGATAAGTAATTTAGGAGACATACTTACACCATGCTTTTTGATATTAAAATCATTAGCAATAATGTTGCATGTTTCATGATAATTAGAACCATATTTTTTACTAACATAATCAAATGCTGTAAAATAATCACCATTACCATAATCTCTATAATAAGGTATTCCTGAAGCACTTATTACTATTCTACAACTTGGATTTTTATCTACATAAAACTCTGATTGAAAACTAGAATCTTTAGATTTAAAGTTTTTGCAATATCTTTCAAGTATTTGTAATTCAGTAATATATTTTAATATCTCAGATTTACTGATATATAAACTAGCATTATTAAAATCAAACATAGTTAAAAAATTAGCTGCAAATATCTGTAAATTAACACAAATACTTGCAGCTAAGTTAAATTAAATTATTCTTTGTAGCGTCGCACTACCCCTTTTTTTTAAATATTAGAAAAAGTCATGGAAAAATATTTAAAAAAACGTAAACCTACTACCTTTACTATCGGAATAAATTAAAATGCTGGTAAATCATCTACTGGTGCAGAAAACCCATCTTGAATTGATGGAGTAGAAGGAGCTGCATCAATAGGTAATCTTTTGATATTCTTTTCAGCACTAAAAGCTAATTTACTTTCAGCTACTTTAGAAGACTCACAAAATACACCATTAGCAAAGTTAGAAGCAACATATTTTACTCCCTTTTGAGAAATTTTCTCTTCACCATTAACTTTTAAACGGAATTCTTTACCTACTGTAAGCATAGCTAACTTTTGAGCTAATTCTTCAGCAGATTTAGCAGAAGGCATTTTAGATTTAGCTGATTCTTCATCTAAACTATTAGATGCAGCAACTAAAGATAAAATTGAATTTTTAGAAATATCCCATGCAGATTTTTGTTTACCTGGATTAACAGTAGTACTCAAGTAATATTGTTGTTTTAATTCAGCAGAACCATCTGTAGATTCTACTGTAAACTCTAAATAAGGAGATTGTTTTTGAGCACTTACACCATTAGTTACTGATGTTATTTTAACTACATGAACACCAGGTTTAATAGTTTCTTTATAAGAATTTTTGTTTACTTCTGCATTTTGAAAATCGAACATAATTTTAAGGTTTTTTAGTTAATAAATAAATTTTTAATAGGATTATTCTCCTAATTGATATTTTGCAATTTTGTCTAGTATTAGTTTATAGTCATTAGGTTCATGAGCATCTAAACATCCTTCTGGAGATTTAGCTAATCTAGTACCATCACTATTGGTTAAGAATGAATATTCCATTCTTCCATTTTTCTCAACTACCTCAGTATGAAGTACATAAGTAAAATAAGAAGGAATTTTAATTTGAGTATCCATTAATTTACCAGCAGTTTGTAGAGTAATAACACTATTACCATTTACATCATTATTTCTTTCAGTATGACCAATAACAATGACATTTAAATCTTCTCTCAATTTTTCTTCTATCTTGATAAGATTTTTAAATACATCAACTGCTAAATCAGTCCACTTTTGAAATCCAGTAATCTTAGCATCATTCATTACTCTGTTAGTCAGATAATGAGTAAAATCCTCGATTACTACAGTTTTAAACTTTGTACCCTCATTTACTTTAAGTAAAATATTACCTAAATCAGGAAATGTAGAACAATTTACTACATTACCTTTTCCAGTACTATACTTTACGGCTCCACCTTTAAAAGGTAGTTCTTTTCTATTAGGTTTAACTAATAAAGTTGTTTCTTCATCTAAATTAAGAATAGCTCTAGATTTACCAGAACCAGGTTCTCCAATTGTTAAAATAATTCTTCCCATTTATTTGTTTATATATTTTGTATAATCTTCTAATGTCATTTCTCTAGGTAATTCTTCAAAGTAACCAGCTTCAGGTTTAGTATATAAGCCAATAGATATATTATCTTGACCTAATCTATTTTTAATAACCTTTAGAAGTCTGTATTTACCTTTTAAATTACCTGGAAATCCTTCTACATTAATATTGTAATTTAGACTTGTTTCTAACTGCATTTTATAAGGATTCAATAAACCTAAAACAACGTCAGCATCAATATATGGATTAACTGAATCTCTAAAATCAGATTGCTCTGGAGATAAGTCTACACCACGATATTTAATTCTGTCAATATTACTTAAACCCTGATTAAATTGTTGAACTATATAAAATGTCATATTAAACATATTTCTACAGGCAACAATGTATTCAGATATTTTGTCAATATTTTGCTTTAGAGTAAATCCTCTTTCCATTTTAGCTAAAGCCAAGTGATCTAATACTACAATATTGTATTCTTCAGCGTTATTTGCTTTCCAACCAGTAACTCTGTCTTTAGATTGTCCAGACTCATCTACATAAGTATCATAAGAAAATTCTCCCTTGTTACCTACTCCATTCCACCATTCATGATATAATCCTGTTGGGTTCATTGGAGTCCAGTGCCAAGTTATCTTACTAAATAAGTCTTCTAATTCAGGTAATTCAGAAAATACAATTTCTTGTTCTTCTTCTGTAAGCCTTGAATCACCTAGACCTTTAATAGTTTGAGGAGATATAATCTTATCATACTTATTGTAAATAAGAATAGATAACCAGTTTGCTTTTTTACTTATCTCATCAATTTCCCAAGAATAATAAGTAACATTAACAGGTATGTTTTTAGCTTTAGCATCTTGGATACCATTTAATATGATAAAATCACATAAAGTAGTTTTGGAGCTACCTGATAATCCACCTAGTAAAGTGTAACAACCTCTTTGAATGTTATAAATATACTTGTTAATTCTGTTGAAACCATTATTTAAACCTGAATAGTCACCACCTAAACCTTTTAATATTCTGTCTTTAAATTGCGTCATAAGTATTTTGAGGTAAAGTTGTTACATTAGTTAAATCAGATAAATATTGTTCCCAAGTTCTTTGAGATAAAAAAGTAGCTAACAATTGCATAAATTCCTGTTTATTATCTTTCAAATGTTCTCGATAATACATTTGAATACATAATATTATTTTCTTATGTAATTCCAAATTAATAACACCATTATGCACAATGGTAGTTTTATAATTCTTCTTACATCTTACTAAATCATTATGTAATCTTCTTGTACCACCAGTTAATCTTTTAACTTTATTAGGGTATGTTGCTAATACTTCCTGAAATAATAAATCGAACTCTATACTATTTTTTGAACCAAATAATTTTTCAGTTTGATCAGTTACTCTAATACTGTTAAATGTAATATCAACTTCATTTGAAAGAACAATAAATCCAGATTGCCTTAACTTTTGAAAAATATTAGTATCAATAGCACCACAATGTGTAATGTATTTTACTAATAAATCTTCATCACTATTGACTAAACAAAATAAAATAAAATATTCTTCTAGTTTTAACTTGTTTGAAAGTAAACTTTCAATTTCTACATTAATTTTATCTATCATATATATGTTATTTTATCTTGATTAAAATCTTCTAATGCTGATTTAACCCATTGTTCATCAATAGTATTCTTAAAACAAAGAATATGTACAGTAGATTGCTCATCAGGATTTAACCTTAAAAATCTAAATATTTTCTGACTAGCTTTTCTCTCATTGCCGTAAGAGTGCATAATTATACCATATTTAAGATTTGGAATGTTAATACCTTCACTAAGCTGTTCTACAGCACATAACTTTTTTAATGTACCAGATTTAAATGCTTCTAAGTTCTTTTCAGAAAACTTATTGTTAGAATGATATGTGGCAGGACATATCTTTGCAGTTTGTTCTTGTGTACTAGCAAAACATAAACATTTATTATACTCACCAATGCTATTTAATAATTCTCTAGCTTTGTTTTCTTTAGATACAAATAATTGCATAGCTTTCATTCTTTGAATAGCAGCTATCTGTTTCATTTTACCTACAGATGAATCTACTCTAGCTGTCCAATAATTGTATAATCTAACTTCACTAGTCATCCAAGTAATACCAGGTTTTGTAACTTTAATGTTATTATTTAAATCTAAATTCACATAATGAACTACAATTCTATAATCATTTAAAATTTTGTGATCAACGGCTTCATCAGTATTATAAGAATAAATTACAGGACAGTACTTGTCAATCATAAACGATTTCTCAGAATGAGGATGTTTAGGAGGTGTTCCTGTCAATCCTAATATACTACCATTAAACTTACTTAAAACCTCATTATGATTAAGTTTTAATGAATGACACTCATCTAAATAAATAGTATGAAAGTCTGGTTTTTGTTTAGGTAATGATAAGTATGTACAGAATGTAATTTGTTTAAGAAGATACTCAAAGTTAAACTTTACAGCATCATCTTTCCAAGATTGAAATATAGATTTCTTTGGAGCTACTACTAAAAATTTAGAATCACTACTGTGTTTAGCCATGTGTTGCAATCCTATTAATGTTTTACCAGTACCTCCGCTTAAAGCTAAACTACATCTCTTATGTTCTAATGCTTTATTTAAAGCTATCTTTTGAATATCTTCTCTATTCATATTAGTCTACTAATGTAAAAGTTGGTTTGTGAAATTTACGAATTTTTAATCCAGCAGATTGTAATAACTTTGTAGTTTGAGCGTTATTCAATCCATAATAAGAGGATATTTCATCCTTCTTCTTACCTTCATTAACTAATCTAGTTAATTCAGATTTAGAAATTTGACGTACTTCCTTAGAAGTTGTTGTAGTTTCATTACTACTTGAAATTGTTGTTTCTGATGTTAAATTTTCCATGTTTACTGGTTTTTAATTGTTAATCTACTAATTGTGGTTCTACTTTTTTAATTTTCATACCTTTTAAAGGTACAGTTTTTATAACTTCTTTACTAATTTTTAAGTCTAATTCAGGTAGGTTTTCTTCTGAATTATACATAAAGTTTTTTACATGTAAGTTTAATTTTTGATTAAAATCTCTGATTTCAGATATTGATGAAATCTTAGGACTTTCAAAATTTAAGATAAGATTATTTAAATTTTCTTTAGCAATAATTTCAACATCAGTTTCTTTTATATGTTTTACAAACTGATTATAAGATCGCTTTTTAAATTCATTTAATCTTGTAGTATTTCTACTATCAACCCACCATTGAAAATTACTTTTGTTTATAGGTTTACCTAATAATGATGATAAAATATATTCAGCAATATATTCTTTCTTTATCATTAAAACATAACTTATATCACAATTAACATTATTATAATTATCTGCTACAAATTCAGAGCTTACTAAACAAGTTGTTTTATTTGGTTCTGAACCATAAGTAAGATTTGAAAGTTGATCATAATTAAAATGATTTTTAAAATAACCTAATAATTCAGTTGATGGTCTACTATTAAAATAATCTATAACATTTACAGTATCACTAATACCATAAATAGTATTATCTATAATATTAAGAATATCTTCTTTAGTAGTTTTTAAACTTTCAACAATAGAATTACGATTATCAACTTTTACACATAAATGAGAATAAAATAATTTTCCTAATCCTTGATTTTGATGATTATATCTTAGAGTACTATATTTAGCAAAAACTTCATTTCTCTTTTTAACATCCCAATTTTTAATATTAAAAGAACCACTACCAAGCATAGGATGACTTGAAACTATTTTAAATTTAGGAATAAGTAATGCAGGAATATACTCTAATGATGTATTAAAACTTAAAGAATTATTAGAAATTTGTCCATTTGGTATGATTTTAAATATTGGTGTAATCATTTTATTTCAAAATTTAATAATGGTAATTGATACTTAATACTAAAAGGAACTTCTCGATAATTAAGCTTTAATTTGTAATTGGTAAAAGCATTATTAAATGCAGAAGTCATTAATGCTGCTATCATTGCTGAACAATGACTAGTAGATTTATAACTACAATTTAATGGACTAGCTTCAGAATCATCAAATAATGTTTTACGATAGTCTTCAATTTTATCTGGAGTTACAACATAGATTTCTGCTTCTTCAGCATTAAGTCTACCATCAATAAATACTGAAAAATTATCTTTACTATCATCATTTACATATTTTATCCAATTATCAAACATAATTTTTCTTGATTTCATATTATCAAAACCAGAAAAAGTTATTGAATTAGCTAATGAATCTTCATTATATAAACCAAATTGCTCTACATTTCTATTACCTGTAAAATCAACAATATTTTCTCTAGTAGCTAATGTTTTAGATTTACCAATGTCAGATACTTTACAGAATTGACCTGCAATATTAACTTCTTCAAAGTTATCATCATCAAAGATATAGATATAACAACTTTGTCTAGCTAAAAATAATGCTAACCAAGAACCTATGCCACCTGAACCACCTATTAAAACATCTTGTCCTTCTTTAAACCAAGGAGCTTCATTAAATCTTGAAGTTTTGACATTAATTTGACTCATACTTTACTAGTTTTAGATTTTTTAGTAGTTTTATAATAGTCTGATATATACATTGATAATAAATCAATAATACTATTTGTAACTTTAAATGAAGAATACTTAGATAACACATCTACTGCAGCAAGTAATAACTTATCAGTTTCTTTACCAGCAGGTAAATTTGGAAATACTTCTTCAATAAAGTATTCTAAATTCATATCTATTTCTTCAATAAAGTTAGTTATTTTAGTATTTTTATACTTATTAACTAAAGATAATACATCAGATAAAATTGTATCATTAGTAACATCTAATGTTAACCATTTTACTAAAAACTTTCTTACTTCAAAATCAGATAATTCATAAGTTGTAGTTATTTTAGGTTCTTCAAATAAATTAGTTTGACTATTGTAATTATAGTTATATGCAGGATTAGAAGGATATGTTGTTTTAGGATAACCATATCTACCAAAACCTTCACCAAATGAATTTGAGAAATCATAAGTAGGTTTAACTACTTTTTTAGATTCTTTTATTTCATTATACTTTTGTACATCAAACTCATCTTGTTCAAACTCAATATCACAATCTATTAGCATCAATACATCAGATTTAGTACCTGAAGTTTCAATAGTTTCTACACCTTCAAAACCTTTAAAAGTATAGTTTGCTTTTTCAATGTTATATTCAGCAGCTATCGCAATTTTAGCACAAAACTCAGATTTATGATTAACTATTAATGATAAATAATAATTATATTTACCCGCATTATCATGTAATTCTTGAGTATCTGTACCACTAAAAAAAGCTTGCATTGAATGATGAGTGTGAATTAAGCTCATTTTCCAAGACATTGCTTGAGGATAAGCATCATAAAAATCTAATATCTTTTCATTAGTTTCAAACTCTGTATAAGTACTTACACCAATATCTTGTAAATATACTTTTTCAGCTTTCAATACTAAAGTTTCAGGTTCATTGATATTTCCAGATACTACACTGTGAAATAATATACCTGACCATTCAATATCTTTAACCTTATTATGTAAGAACATAATTTGAGATTGAAGTTCTTTAGAAATGATTAATTTAGATTTAGCTTTTAAATTTATTTCTTTATATTTTTTCATTTAATTGTTTTAAAAAGTGACTATTAATTTTTTGTTCTAAATGTTTTTTAACTTTATCTACTAATAAAGGATGTGCTTCTATGTTATCTTGATTATTAAGTTGTTGAAACTCAGGTTCTTCATATAAACATGGATACATTTTACCTTTAAATGAAAATTTAGTCAATGTACCTAATTTATTTACTGCACTTCTTTTAGTAGATTCCATATTACAAATAGGTGATGCAGTATTATTAACCATAATTACTTTTAATCTATCAGGAATAAGATTGGTAATGTTTTTTACAAACTGTTCATCTTTAACAACTTCAATAGAATTAGTACTAAAATTAAATTTAGTATTAAAATCTGATTTTGAATTTATAAAAGCACTTATAGTTTTATTAGTATCATCAACATTTATTGAATTTAAAGTAGTTCTATTAGTAGAATAACTTAAATCTTTTATTTTAATGTAAGGTCCACCAACTAAAGATTCCCATTTAACATATTCTGAAATAGTATATAAAAGTAAATCAAAAGAATCTTGATTAAATTGTTTATTGTGTAAATCAGATAAAAGAATACCTAATTCTGAAGCACCTAAACAAAATGATTGAAAATTAGATGTATGACTACTCAAATGACTATGGAAATAAGAAGAACATAACTCTTTAATAGACATTTCACCTCTATAACCTTCCATATTATCACTAAAAGTATTACTGTTAATATTAAATCTTAATTTAACAAATAATGATTTAATAAAATGAGATCTGTCTTCAGAATTTTCAATAGTAATATCATCATACTTTAAAATAAAATGTAATTCAGATCCAACTTTATTTATTTCATAATGGTCTTCATCAAAATGATGTTTCAATACTTCTATAAACTTTAATCTTTGTTTTCTATCTTCAAAATTTATTAATCTTTTTTTATAAGCAAAATAATCATCTTCTATATCAGATAATACTTTATACATATTACCTATTGAAATACGAAAATTTTCAACATTGTTTATAAAATATTCATCTTTAATTATTTGAATTTTTTTTGCAAAATTTGTTAATTCTAAAAGATAATTTGATGATATTAACTCAAAACTAGTATTATCAATTTTTTCAGATAATATGTATTTTTCATCATGTATTCTTATGAATTTAAAAAATGATTGATCATAATCATTATGATAAAAATAATCACCTTCTTTTAACGTAGATATGTCTAATAATGGGCTAACTTCTTCTATTGTTTCCATTTTAATTTAATTTAAAAAGCCCCTCTTTTCAGAAGGGCTTTGTTAGTTACAAACCTAGTTCTCTTTCTATTTTACGTTGTTCAGCTAAAAGTATTTCAGCTTGCGTAAGCTCTCTTCCTCTAATAGGAGCTATTGAATCATGATCACCATTATTTATTTCATCTTGAATATTTTCAACAGCATCTTGAATTTTTTCTTCAAGAATCTCTTGAATTTCTTCAATCATTTCTTCTAATTTTAAACTTAATTCTTGTCTTAAAGAATTAATTATAGAGTTTGTATCTATACTTGACATTTTATAGTTTTTAATTAAATTAATATTAGTAACCTGCAGCCATTTTAGAAGCTGATAAAAACAATGTAAAGTTAGTTTCTGGTAAAATAGCAGATCCTGACTCTAATGAATTACGAGTTTCTCTAACAATACCCTTCATACCTGTTGGATTAATGTTATTGTTAATTAAAACTTCTTGTAATTCAGCCCAAGTTGTAACATCAGAGTTAATAGTTACTGGAGTTTGTGTTTGTGGATTTAATACTGTAATAGTTCTCATGTTTTTTGTTTTTTAAAGTTTAAAGTTAATAATTAAAATAATTCTTGTTTTATTGCTTTTAACTCAGCAATTAAGTCTTGTGCATCTTGCAAATCACGTTTTGCATTAATATAGTTTTTTGGACTAAAAGGAATCATTGAAATTACATTATTCAATGTTACTTTTGCTAAATTTTCAAGTCTTGCTGCTTGAATTAAATCTGCTTCTACTTGAAGCTCTGCTGTCTTTGCATGTAATACTAATTCATCTTGTCTAGTTTCTGAAGAATCACGATTAATTAAATCTACATACTTCATTGATGCTGGTTTTTCTACTTTTGCCATTTGTTTTTGTTTTTAGGGTTTATAATTTAATTTAATTGTTATACTATTATAATCTATTTTTCTTCTTTTAGATTTAATACCTTCTATATCAGATTTAAGTTCATTTATTTTTTTAGATTCATGAAATGTAATATTATTTAATAATGATTCTTGATAAGATATTTCATCATCTATTATAGAATGTTTATTAACAACAGGTTTAGCTTTTTCATATAATTCAAAATGACCATCTTCATAAACAAATTCCCAACCATTATCTTCATCAAATCTAATTCTTGTTTTACCATTACGCATTTCTAAAATTTGTTTAATTTCAACAATCATTTCATGAAAATAATCCATATCTTCATTCCAATTATCATCACTTATCTTTAATTTTACTAAATCTCCTACTTTAAAATTTTTAGTTTTCATTGTTTTTTATTTAAAATAAACTCATTTGGTTATTACAGTTTATTTGATTAATAATTTTATTAATTTCTGATATATAAAAACTATAATTAACATCTGTAGGAAATACTTCAGAATTATGATTATTATATATCATTACACCAGATTCTTTTAATAAATGATGTTGTTTGCCATCTCTACATTTAAAGATATAACCACCTTTAGTTGAAGCATAAAACCTATTTAATCTTTGTTGTTTAGATTTAACAAAATCAGGTGAAGTCCATTCAATATGATAAGACTTATCTACTTTTTGACTACAACAAAAATCTAATATGTTTTTATGTGATTCAACAAATTGTTTAACAGGAATATTATCAATGTAATAAGCTTTTAATGCTTTAGGTATTACAAGATAATCTACACTATTACCTAATTCAGGTTTCTCAACAAATAAACCTTTTTGTTTAATTTTAGAACCCTCAGCTAAATAATTATTTACATTCATGTAGATAATCTTTTTATAGAACTCATGTTCAAATTCTAAATTAAATTCTTTACCAACTTGATCAACAATTTGTTTATAATCTTCAATTTTATCTTTAGGAACAACAACCTCAATACCATCTGTATTTGCACTAACTACTTGATAATCAGCTAATACCAATCTTTCAATAGCTACTGTAAGAATTAATTGACCCATTAATCTAAGTTTCATTGCACCTTCAGGATAATAAAGCCAAGAATATTGATTATCTATCATACCTGAAGTTGAATTAAGAATCAATTTTAACAAAGCATCTTTAGATTTTTCTTTATTTCTTTTAGCTTCAATCCTATCAGCTTTAACATTAGTATATAATTCAATTACTTCTTTATATCTTAATAATTTATAATTGATAATAAGATTTGGATATAGACTAGCTACATCTGAAGTTATTATACAATGACTATCATTTTCATAATAAGATTCATTTTTATTTACACTATGTAAACCACCTTTACCATAAGTTAATTTTAATGCAGTACTGTTTTTAATTAATACAATTTCTTTACTAAACTCATTTAAAGAGTTAGACATTTCTTTATATAAATCTTTAAAACAATCTAATTGAAAGTTAATTTCTGGTAATTCTAATTTATTATTATGTTCAAACTTAAGACTTTTAACATATTTAGGATCTTGTTCAGTTATTTTACAATATTCTTGTAACAATAATTCAGATGCTATTTTAGGAGCATCCCAAGAATAACATTTTAAATTATAAGTAGTATTGATATATTGTCTTAATCTAATTTCATTAATCATTGAATCATACAATAATTGAGTAATACCTAAATCATGTACACTATTATAGTGTCTTAATTCATCAATTTGAGTATGATTTAAGCTCATTGAGGGATCAAATGGTAATTCTTGTACTGTAGGATAATTAAGTTGAATAGCAAGCCCTTTTAAGCTTAATTTCTTACTTAATCTAAGCATTTTAGACCAGTATAAATATAAATCTATATCTGTCCATTTATTATGATATTTGTACTTACTTAATTCTTTGTCATTCCACCAAAATTCATTATTGATAATATAGTCTGACCATTCTTTAAGTTTTTGTAGATAATTATCTACATTAGTTAGGTTATTGTGGATAATATACATCAATATGCAATTATCATAATGTATTCCATTAAATGTAATAAGATATTGTTTAAACTTATTAAAAAATTCTACAATATTACTGTATTCATTTATTCTATCTGAAATTTCCCAAACTATTTTCTCTTTAGTATCTACATCTTGTATAGCACAGAGAAAACAGTTTGAGTAAACTTCAACATCACAAATTACTTTTTGCCATTTACTGCTCATTTCTATAATAATTACTTGCTACTGAATACATTATATTTAGAAACATTCCATCTTTAGGATTATTAGGTAAATTAATATTATTAATATCTAATTCTACATTTTTAAGATCATAGATATATTTTAATATTACTTTTACCATATCTAATGGATGAAGATTATTACTATTAATAATTTGTTTTACTTCTTCTTTACTAAGCATATTATTTATATTGTTTTTCAGTGTTAATCATACATTGTAATATATGATTACTTAATCTTTCAGCTTTCTCTTCAGCTTTGTTAGCATAAATACTTTCTAGTTTTTTTAATCTATAATTAGTTGCATTAGCTCTACATTTAAGAATGTAAGTTACTGCTTCTACATACATTGGTTTACTATAACCATTTAATAATCCTGAAGGATACTTGTTAATAAATTTAATAATTGATTCTAATTGTGGATTTGATAATTGACCTAATGTTGTAGGTTTACCATTCCAAAAATACAAATATTTACAATATTTGTCTAAAGTAATGTTTGTTTCCATGATATGATTGTTTTTTAAGTTTAATTAATTTTTAAATTTGATGTAAAGCAATTTGTAAACCAATTTCTAAAGCTTCTTCATAAGTTTCACATATTTTTGTTACAAACTCACCTCCAATATAATATCCTTCAGAACTAAACATTAAATTTTGTAAATTATTACAAACTGTTTGAATATGAATATTATGTTTTTCTCTTAACCATTTTTGTAAAAAAGATTGAGTTGCAGCTAAATAAGTTGTATCAATATTTTCTTTAGTGATATAATTATCTAAACCTTCTTCTAAAGAATATAATATTGCATTTAATTGTCCTTTTTCATCATACCATTTTTCTTCAAATAGTCCTTGAGAATCTAAAGCATCCCAACTATATTGTTTTGTATCATCCCACAATAAAGTAAAACCTTTAGATTTAGCTAATTTAGCAGTTTGAAATGTTATTAATTGATTTTCCATTTTATGATTGTTTTTAAGTTTAATTTATAATATTTGTAGTTAGAGTGGGATTTGAACCCACATATCCAATAAAGGATGCCATTAAAGGAGAGTGGTGGTCAACTAGGAATGGGAACTTTCACCTTTCTCGTATACTCTAATCCACTGGAGGTACTCCTGCTTTACCATTAAGCTATCTAACTATTTATTTTGTAGTCAGGACAGGATTTGAACCTGCAATCAAGGTATCTCACCTATATGGGGACAGTGCCTACCACGCGTTTGCCATTTCGCCACCTGACTATGCAACGTTTATCTGATAACCTTGCGAAGAGTTGTTCCTTATTAATCCAATTGCATGCAAATGATTGCAAGGTTGATTGTTGGAGGGAAAGTTTCACGTCTAAACCCGTCAGGAGCTACCAACACCCCTTGTAGTCAGGACAGGGCTCGAACCTGTAACTCCTCATTCTGTTGCGTTTACCAATTACACCACCTGACTATTTGATGTCTTTCCATCAGTCATTGACTATTTCTTCTAATAGGAGCCACCAACCTGTACGTAGTCAGGACAGGATTCGAACCTGCACGCAAGGTCTTTATAACAACTCGTGTACACCTTAACTTCACTAAGCTGGGAAATACCCCCAGTTATGGCTACCATTTTCATCACCTGACTATGTTTATAAATAACAAAAGATGAGGTTTGCTTCACAGCCTAACTCATCTTTTATTTGGCATTTAGTGGACCTGGTGGGAATCGAACCCACGTTAGAATAAAACTTTTTTATAAGTTTCTACAAGTTTAGATAACTAATTTTTCTTCATAGTTTCAGCTGAATATTAGTTTTTAAAGAACTACAACTTGTTGTTTAACTGTACAATCCCAGTCTTTACAACTACCTGGATTTGAAAGATTTTGCTAATCCTAAGCTGCTAAAAGTTCTTCAACTTCTGTCTTAACTAACATATTGTTAGCTAAAGCATATTTAAGATCTAGGATAGTTCCTAGTTTTGAATCATTGTTGCCAATTATTCTTTAACCTACTAATTTATTAATCACACGATTTAATAGGCAATGTGATACTTGCTTGTTATAGAAATGTTTCACTCTCTTACCATGTCAGGCCCATAGACTAATATTTCTATTAGTCATCAATATGTTTTAATTGATCTTTTAGTTTATATAGTAAGTTAGTATAAAATTCTAAATCATCTTCACCTCCATCATGACCAGCAAGAATCTTAGATTTACTTACATAAACTTTAAATTCTATTTCTCTTATAGTATCTTTAAGTTCTTGTCTATATTGTTCTTTATAATTAAGAAAAGCATTTCTTCTTACAGAATCAATAAATAAATAACTTATTAGAGCTAAACATGTTATAGATATTATTATACTTATTACTGTTATCATTTTATAATTACTTTTAAATTACCACAATTCATAGGATTGTTTATAATAATCTTAATAAATTCAGCTTTTAATGATTCTGAACCTTTAGATTTCTTAAATTCTTTTAATTTAGCTCTATCAGTTTGTTTAAATACTGATCTATCAATTGATACTTGATTAGCATTGATTTCTTTTAATATAGCAGTTCTTTTATATTGATATTCTGCTGTTTCAGTTACTGGTAATTTTTTGTAATCACTCATAATTAGTCTATTAATTCAGTTTTTAATTTAAGAATTTGTTCTTTTGTTTTATTAAATGCTTCAAAATTAGCTACTACAGGAACAGCTAGATTTTTACTGTTTGAATAAAATTCTGACCAGCAGAATAAAACTTCTAATTGTTTAAACTTTGTTTCTCTCATTATTTATTTTGTTTTTAATTACTCTTAATGTTTCAGAGAAAGGTTTTCCTTCAATAGATTCAACTTCATTCCACATTTGTTGTGCAATCATTCTGATTTCTAATTGAGCATGTTCACTATCTCTTAGTTTCACAAAGTTAGCAAAAGATCTCATATTAAACAATACATCTGCTGTTATTTCAGAATTATAAGTTTTAAAAAACCTTGCTGATTCTTTAGCTCTCTTTCTACCAAGTATAGGAGTAAGTTCTTCTAATGATTTATGATATAACTCATTTGCTTCAACAGTAAAAACTTCTAGTTTTTCATACCAGTCAATCATTTTATTTTCAGGACCACCTGTTTCAAGTTGAGATTTTAAGCTAATACCTTTCCAATCTTCAGGTAAATAATACTTATCTTCTTTTAATTCTTTATACCTTGCTGATTCAGCATTGATACTAGCTATTCTATGTTTTAATAAGTGTATATGACTTGCTATATCACATGTTACTAAAAAATGAACTGTACCTTTCTCAAATGGTGTTTCATGACCATCATTCCATAACATTTCTATTAGCTTAGGAATTCTTTTTCTTTTTTCAAAGTCTAAATCTCTTGAAGTACTTGTCCAAGCTGATAATGCTATTACTTCATCTGAACCATAATGGCCTAATAAGTTTACTGTCATATTAATTTTGTTTATTTAATTGTTTATCACATACACTAATAATCATTTCTTTTTCTTCTTCAGACATCATATCATTAACTTGAACATTTGATACAAAGTTTTTAAGTCTTAAATAAAAATTTCTGGATGGTTCATTACAAGTTAACATTCTAAGCCTTTGTAAATCATTGATTTTAATACCTAATGATTCACCATATTTATAAAATTCTTCTTTACTGTTTTTAACCATATCTTTTTGACATTGAGCGTAACCATCAATGAAACCTATTATTCTACCTTCGTGTAATCCTTCAGTATATTGACCACCGCCACTACCATTACTTCTGTAATTTTTAGTTGCTAACTGTTCTATTTCTTTTTTAGTCTTCATTGTCTTGTTTGTTTTAACTTACTCATTTTTATCAGTATTATACATTACAACTTTATCAAATTTAAACCAACCCCAATATCTTATAATAACACATTTATTTTTATTACAAAATTCCACACTTGGGTATTTACTTTTTAAATCAAAATTTATTTTCATATTAGTCTTGTTTGTTTAGTGAGTTAATGTAATCTTCCATATACTTCATTTTATTATTAGTAATTTCAGAAGCGTATTTCATAGCTCTTCTCATATCTACCTCTGTGTATCTCTTTTCCATGTTATCTACTTGGCATTGGGTGTAACCCTCGTACCATACTCTAAAATCTTCTTCAACCTCATAGATATATTTCTCTTTAGTTTCTTTATCCCAATTTTTAGTATTTTTAGAAATATATTCTGATTTTAATTCTTCTTTATTTTTCATAATTTTTAAAATATATACCTAATAGTATTCCAATTGATTATTTTATCATGTAAATTTACAAAAGATTTTATAAAATCATTTTTTAAATCATGTTTATACCTTATATTTTTACCACCATACTGAGATATTTTAGATTCTTGTATAGTAGGAACCCATAAGTATTTATCTTCTCCTGGAATATCATTAGTTAAGTTATACTTATGTTTATTTTCATTGTGTGTTAAGAATATAACTTCAGCTTTTACAACATCTTTATAGTCTACATAATCATTAACCATGTTGAATAGATTTTCATATTCTTCTAACCAATTACCTGCAACTATTACAGGACTAAAGTTAATATGAACATCATATCCTGCATCTATAAATGCATTAATAGCTTTGATTCTATCTATTATTTTAGATGTATTAGGTTCTAGTTTATCAGCCATAATTTGTGGCATTAGACTAAATCTAATTCTAATTTTACCTTGTGGATTGTATTCTATTAACTTTTCATTTACGTACTTAGTAGCAAAAGAACCCATAGCTAATGGATGCTCTTTAAAGAAATCAAATATCTTTTCCCATTTATGATACTTTAAATGTAATGCAAAGTCTTCATTACATGATATATCATAGGTTATAAATTCTGGATGAGTTTGATTAGGTTTATCTACATCTGTAAAGTAAACATGATTATTAATTGCTGTAAGAATATCTCCTACATTGTCTGCAATATTTAGACCTTCAGCTTTATGTCTTTTCATATAACAGTAACTACAGTTATATAAACATCCATGACCAAAACTTGGTGATATAAAATCAGTTGATCTACCTGAAGGTCTAATAAGCATTGATTTTCTAGTTACTTTTTCTATCATATTTTGTCTGATTTATCATTCATTAAAGGTTATATTTAGCCATAATGCATGATATTTCATACATATTGGCTATTTTTAAATCTTTTCAATTTCTTGTTTAACTTCTTGCCAATAGTTAATATCACTAAAAAATGGGTCATAAGTTGATTCTTGTTTTATTATCTCATCAACTGCAATTAAAGCACATTGCTTTGCAATATGTATATTAAACCATTCTTTAGTATTGTTATTTATTCTTAGATATTTCAAAACTAACCATTTTGCTTTTTCTTGTGGTATCATATTATTTTTCTTTATGATTGTTAATAAAATCTTTCCATTGATTTCCTGTCCAATCAAGTGTTTTTAATCCTGTAGGAATAAACTTACCATTTATTGCTATGTCCCAAGAATTACCCCATTTTACAGGCCAGCCTGCTGGTAAGTTTTCATCAAGAATGACTCTTCTTACCAATCTGCTAGACTTTAATGGAGTATTCATAGGAGTGTTCCATATTTTATTCATTTTAATAAATTTCTATTTTTATTACATCAGAATATCTATTTATTTTTTCATATCTTGCCCACCAAGTGCCTGTAAATGTTACACATATCCACAGAGCATCTAAAGTAAATTGATGTTTATACCAAGTTCCACCTTTCCATTTTCTATACCATTTAAAGTTTTTCATATTACCCTTCTTTAATCTCTGAGTCATCTACTATTAACAGATAATCTCCTGTGTTTATTATTTTATGTTTCATATTACTTAATATTGGTTAAAGGATAAGAGTTTAGGATTGATTCCATATCTACAACCCAGTTTTCATCTCCTAGAAATTTAGACTTATTGTAGCATTCTGATTTATAAGCAGCTTCTTTAAGTGCTGCTTCTACATGAAGTTTAGCAAATTCTTTGAGTTTATTAGGTATATCTATTGCAAAATACATTTTGTATTCACCTGTTTCTTCATACTCATGTTGAAGGTCTTTTAAAAATTCTTCTGCTGTTGGTATGTTATTTTTCATATTATTTATTGTTTAAAATAATCATTAAGTGCTTCCATTATTCTTTTAGTACAATAACCTTTTCTAAATGATTTAACTAATGTGGATAGAGATATGTTGTATTTTTTAGATATTACAACATGATCCCCCCATTTTCTCATTTTATAATATTTAGGATCTATTTTATAGTTTTTATAACCTTCTGGATACATTCCTTTATTCTTGTGAATTCTTTTAACTTCATCAACAAGTGTTTTAATGGCTACATTCTTTAAACTAGATCCTTTACATTTTTCAAGAAGTTTTACAGCTTCAATGATTGTCATATTAATCTTGTTTAATAGTTAATTCTTCTCCTGTTAAATAAAAGTATAGCCCTTGTAGTTGGTGGACATATTTCAATAATTTTCTATTTTTTATTTGAATACCACTACCCAACTCATTTGGATAAGCACCCCATTCAAATTCATTGTTGTCAGGTATATTTTTGATATAAATCACTTCATTTGAGTAATCAGCATGATGTCTAGTAAAATCAAACTTCAACAACCATTCTTCTGTTAGTGGAATTGGTTCAAAATCTTTTAAAGGACATTGTTCTGTAATATAACCATCAATGTTTTTAACATCTAATACATCAAAAGAACCATCAATAGATAATACTTCTACAACTTCTAATGGAGTATCTTTTTTGTGTATTTTTTTGTATATTAAATTACCTATTTTTAATTCTTGTGGTTTCATATTAATTTATTTTTAACTATTTCAATTAATTTATTTAAACAAGTATCTTCTGCTTCTTCATATTCCATTGGTTCAGATGATGAAAAATAAAATTTGTCATGTTTATAACCTGTTATTTTTATAAAACACTTACCTAACATTCCACCATCATTTAACCAATATTGCAAATCATACTTCTCTCTAAACCATCTAAATGCTTGTTGTTTGAGTGGTGCAGCTACATTGTTTTTATAGTGTGTATTATTCCAACCTGAATTAGTATTGAACCTAGCACCATCTGTAGCTAAATTCAATCCACCATAATATACTTCATCAATATCCCATACACCAAAACAATGTTCATCAAATCCCAACTCTTTAAGAGCTAATGATTGTTCATATGTGCAAAATTCATTTTTCATATTATTTAATACTTTTTAGTTTAGCTTCTACTACTTTTCTTAATAATTCCATATTAAATGAACTTCTTATATCATCTGGTGATGATTTTTTAGTCCACCATTCTTCTATAAATATTAAATGTGTCATTGAAGGATTGTTATTCATAACTTTAAGTTTTATTTGTTAATATTAATATAATTTACATATGTTTGTCTTATTTTCTCCATTTGTATTGTAGTACAATTTCCATAGAAATCAGCTTTTAATATATTAATTTCATCAATAGCTTCATCTATTGTAAAGCCATCATTTATTAAGTTTATTACTTTAGCTACATTTTCTGATTGGTCCCTAGAAACAACTATATAAGGTTTAACCTTATCTAATTCTCCTAATAAAGCATAAGTTTCAGACATCATTCTTATAAAATCCATTGAAGTGCTACCTTCTCCTGATAATACTAATTTTTCTTCTAATCTTTTAATATTTGTTAAATTACTCATAATTACTTATTATAAAAACTGTTGAACAATATGATATAAATAATACCATTGATAATAGTAATGTTATAATAAATGTAGTTATTATAACTTTATTTATTATATTAAATATCTTCTTTATCATCTTTTATAATTTTAATAGATTCACCTTTTATTAATGAGTAATAGAAATCACACATTAAATCATTTAATTCTTGAACATTTTCTTGTTTTTCTTCAGTTAGATTATCTTTCATTGTTTTAACAAAAGCTTCACAAGCTTTAACTAAATCATTGAATTTCTGTTTTTCTTTGAATTTAAACATTCCTAAGAATCTTGTGTATTCATCTGACATTGTCATAGCATGAGCACAAAATATTAGAATTGCTCTTTCAGCTTGTTCTGTTTTATCCATAATATTAGTTTTAAATTGTTAAAAGCGTTACTGAAAAAAAGAGAACAGGAAAAAAGATTGGTAAACCAATACTTTAAACCTGTTTCTAAATTATTAATTATATCTTTCATCAAACTGTTCTTGAGTTACCTCACTTGGTTTAATGTTAAGATTAAATGCTATTTCTGCTATGAATTCATTGTTATCAGAATTATTGATGTTGTTTGTCCACATAACTTTCTTGTGACTCCATTTGGGACAAGCGTCTATTTTTCTTTCTGATAACATAAATGATTTACTTGATGTACAGCTACCTAATGCTAATGCTAATAGAGTAAATGCTGAGAATGTTATTGTTTTCATGACTTTAATTTTTAGTTGTTTATATAGTTGTTAATTATTATCTGTTTAAAAATAAGGTTTTCCTCCACCTTCAGGAGTTGTTTTACATAACAACTTTAAAATGTATTAGGGTAAACTATCATATAAAACCTAATAAAAGGTCTAGTGGAGGGAATCGAACCCTCCTTAACTCCAAGACTAGACTATATATTATCCATTCAACTTAATATCTGCAGTTTGTTGAATTGGTTGAACACTAGTGTGTTTAACTAATACATTTTCTGCATTCATATCAGTAGTAAATTCTGTTTCACGGTAAATTGGTGCACCGTTAAATAACAATAATTTATCTACATCACCTGCAACTGAAGCATTTTTAGGTTGAATTTTAGGTTGTTGGTTAGCTCTAAATGGATTTTTAACAATAGATTCTTTAATTACTATTTTACCATCTAGTTTATCACCTGCTTTTAATTCAGACATTTCAAAAGCTTCTCTTGAGAAAGTTTTTAATGCTGATAAGCTACGAACTTGAGCAATTGCTCCTGACATGTCTAACCATTTAGACTCTAGACGTACATATCCATATTCTTTACCATCTTTTGCACTGATACCAGTAGATACGAATACTTGACCATCTTTGTTAGCTGTGATTGTTACTTGATTTTTCATAATTTCTAGGTTTTAATTGGTTTATAATTGTTTATTTGTTTGATTTTTATATATGAATTAGCCCATATATTAGCTATTTAACAATTATTAAGATGATATAGATAATATATTAACGGTGTTATATTTGACATAAATGTCTAATTATCTATATGAGAGCTTAATTGTTTAAATTTTGTCTATAAAATATCTATCATTAGCTTTGCTATAATAGATGAATTTGCTTATTGTTTCAAATATTACATTGTTTAATGGTATTATAAGATTCATTAAATAATTTTTCTTTGGTCCATTGTTAACTAAATAATACTCGTAACTATTTGTATTATAAGAACTTATGGATATTTTGTATATGTGATCATACTCAAAGAATAATGTATAATTAGAAGACACCACATAGTTATATGTAGTGTCTTGAGTATAGTCTAATATGTTTACAACATATTTTGTAGCATTATGTCTTACTGAATCTGATTCTGTAATCTTAATAAACATCTTAAATGTTTGACCTTTAGCACAGGCTGTTGCTAGAACTATTGATAATCCAATTACCAATAGTCTAATTTTAGTTCTTTCGTTCATGATAGTTTTTGTTTAGTTGTTAGTTGAATAATAATAATCTTAAATATGCTTGTTCTACCAATATTATTTGACATAAAAGCATATGTTCTTCTGATTTGAATGCTAATTCTTTCATTGTTTTAAATTTTTTAAAAGTGATACATTAAGACATTCAGATAATAAAGAATCTATATATTCTTTTGAAATACATGTATCTTTCATTATATCTGTATTTGTACTTGTAAAATTTGGACTATGATATTTTATCATTATTGCAAAAGCCCTTAATTCTTCTAATGTTAAATTATACATAATATTAAGTTTTTAAAAGTGATACATTTATACATATAGATGTCCATATTTGGTCATGATTAGGTTTATTGTTTACAATACCTAATTCTTTTTTAATTCTCATTATTCTAGTGTGTACTGATAATGAGAATTCAGGTAGTTTAGATTTTCTATTGATAATAGGTTTACCTGTTTTAGTTGTTTTTTGAGATGTGTTCATAGTTGATAGTTTTAATTGATTAATAAAAAAGTCAGAAGACTATTCTTCTGACTGTAATTCTGCTGCATTAAGTTGTTGTTCAATATAATTTTGTAAATGATTTCTAAAAGCAATAATCCATTCACTATCTGTTATACCTTTATCAGCATAAGGATGAATGTCTATTCTATTATCGAGTATTGTGATAATATTTAATATTGTTGTTGTATCCATGATTTCTAGTTTTTAGTTAATTCACCAAGTCCCCATATTATAAAAACAATTGTTAATAATATGCAGAACATGTCCATTGAGTTGTCTACTTGTAATTCCATAAGTTATTTGTCTAATATTGTTTTGTATCCACAGTAAATAAATGTAATTGCAATGATTGTTAAGATTGTAATGTGTAACATGATTTCTAGTTTTTAGTTGTTAGTTAAGCTATAGATATAATATTGTAGTTTAATATTGTTTAGTTAGATAAATTGGTAAATGTGTAGAGGATTGGAGTGTATCCCATTAATTATCAATCACTTACAAAATAATTTGTTACTTAATAACATATAATTTGTAATATATATTGTTTGTTAGTCAATATCTAGATTTAAGTAAGTAGCTTTCGCTACCTACTCAAATACTAGGAATGAGAATTCAGTTCCATCTTCAGATCTACGGAGTTCAGAGCGTACTTTAGTAGCAGGTATATCTAATACCTGTTTAACTTCATACTTCTTATTAGGATTCAATCCTACGAATCCAGTTACAGTTTGAACAATGTCGCCCAATTCTTGAGTTACAGATACTGTTGCAGATTTACCTGACTTGCTGATGTATAAAATAGTTGCATTCATGATAGTTTTTAGCAAGAAAAGAGGTTTGTTTCCTGCTAAATTTATGGAGGGAGGGTGTATGGGGGCTGCCCCAAGTTTTTGATCACACAAAATTTTCAAAAAAATTTTACAAAAAAAATTTTAAAAAAGCCATATGCATGTACCCTATTGTAATCAATAATTATTTGGTTATAAGGTAGTTATTAGTTACTTTTAGAGTATGGAAGTATTAGTAAAATATAGAACACCTACTGAAGAACATGTTACTTTAGAGGTAGGTGATAAAGAATATGAATTATCTTTACCTGATTATATAGATATTATTAGACCTTGTTCTAGAATAGAAGGTTCAGGTAAAGCTTACTTAGAATGTAGAAAAAGATTAATATTTGAATATGTAGAAAATATGACTAAACCTAAAGATGATAATTTATTTAAGTGGTAATAAGTGCTAATAATCAGTAATAAGTGGTAATATGAGTAATGATGAATATCAACAACAACAGTTTTGGGAAGATAAACCTATTGAAATTATCTTAGGAGATAATTCAATTTGGGAAATAAATGATAATAATAATATTGTAATAAATGAAATCAAAGAATTTTAAATCACATGAAATTAAAGGTATATCTTCAGAAGGTATTGTTTATCTTAAGATGGGAGTTACTAGAAAGAGATATAATGATAAGTTAGATTATGAAGATATGGATCATCTTAATCAGAATTTAATTAACTTAGAAAATATTAATAAATTTTACTTACTTACAGGTACTAGTCCTATTGCAGATACTGAATAATTAACATTTTATATTTGCAAAAGTCCTTACAAAAGCTTATATTTGTATGTACTCTTATTGCAAAATAAGTCACCAGGGTAATACCTCATAAGTTAAAACCTGGTTAGAAGTTGGATAGTAATCCGCACTCTTGAAATAATAGAGATTGATAGCAGATGAGGTTTCTCCGATAGGTACAAAAAAGATTATAAATGAAAGTCTATAGTTGCAACATCAGGTATGAAGTATCCTCCTGAATTAACAGGAATAAAGTTTGCAATCGCTGAGTTTACTCAGAAGGGTTTAAGACAGATAGATATAAGTTTATAATTAATCCATCATTAGGTGTAAAAACTGAAGGGGTTTATTATGCCTTAATAATAAATTTGGTTATAATAACTAAATCAGTTATATTTGATGTATGGAATTCAAACTTAATTTACCAAGTAAAGATAAAAATAAGATTTTCATTAAAATGATTAATCCTATTATAGGTAACTTAACATCTAAAGAGATTGATATTTTAATTGTTATTGCTGATAAGCAAATAAGTAAATTAGATAAAGATACTCGCACTGATGTTAGGATGCACTTAAATATGGATAAGTTTAACTTTAATAATTATATTAAGAAGTTAAAAGAAAAGAAAATTCTTATTCCTGTAGATAGGATTACACTTAATGTAAATCCTAAGCTACTGCATATCCTTAAACATGATTCTCTAAACTTAACTTTTGTATGATAGGTAATGAGTTATATGAAGAGATAGTTAAAGAAATAAAAGTTATTTATCCTGATATTTCTAGTATGGAAATTGAAAGAATTGTAGATTCACAATTTAGGGTAATTAGAGATACTATGTCTAAGAGAGAAGGTAAAGTAATTCAATTAATATATTTAGGTAAGTTTAGACCTACAGCTTATAATCAAGATTATGTCAAAGTTAAAAGAAATACTTAATGGGTGGACTAATGTAGTTTGGTCTAAACCTGAAGTTGAAAAGAAAGCTATGGATAGAGCTATTATTTGTGCAAAATGTCCATATAATAAGAATAATATTTGTCAAAAATGTGGTTGTCCACTAATTAGTAAAACTAGATCAGAATATTCTAAATGTCCTGAAGGAAAATGGTAGTAGAATTTGAAGTTATAAGTCAATATCCTTTACCTGAAACAGGTAAATCTATTGCTAGATATGTACCTATGAGAGTATTTCAAAAGAAGTTATTTGAATTAGATAAACTTCAAATAGAAGAACATGTAAATAGTAAAGGTATTGTAGTTAAAAAGTTTACTACTGCTAAATATGATAATGAGTTTTATAAGATTAATAAACCTTATAGTGAAATTAGAGATGAATATTTTTTACCATTAACAATTAAAGGATTAAAAAAATGAAATATACAGAATATATAGAATTGTTTCAAATACTACAAAATGAAAAAGATCCTGAGTTAGCTCTTATTATATCTAAAATGAAAGCTGTAATATTAACTAGATTAATAGTTTATTTATGATAAAAATAATAGATCTTAAAGATGGTAAAATAATTGTTGCACCAGAGTGTTTAGTTATTGAACCATTTAAATCATTATATGAAAATGATAAATCTAAAGGTAAAGTAGAATCTTTTAAAGTCATGCAATATGTATGGTTTTATTCTGCTTTTAAATCACCTTTCTTTCAACATTCTTCTAATGATAAACATAAGTTAATTGTTGAACATATTATTAAAGATAGTAAGTTTGTAGTTAATGATCAAGTTAAAGAATGTATTGCTATTTTTGAAAAGATTAATACAACTCCAGCAATGAAGTTATTTAGATCTGTTCAAGAATCTATTGTTAAGATGGAAGAGTTTTTTAGAAATGTAGATTACAATGAAGATACTGTAACTAAAATTCAGAAAGCTGTAATAGATATGCCTAAAATGCAAGAAGCTATTCAATCTGCTTTTGATAACTGTATGAAAGAACAATCTACAGGAGATAAGATTAGAGGTAATGCTACATTAGGTTTATTTGAAAATAAATAATTATGATAAATGATAATCCTTATATACCTTATGTTGAACTCTTTACTGATAGTAAGGAGTTTAGTTATTTAGCCAATATCTTTAATGATACAGGAATGTATACTATGGTTCCTCCAGGAACTGTAGAGTATATGGATTTCTGGACTGATGTTAAAGAAAAATGTATTAATGGTTTTACTAATTCTAAAGGAGTTAGAATAACAGGTCAACATTTCTTTTACTTAAACTTTTGTCCTATACTTGGAGAAAAGAATGGTAGAAAATCTAAGATATTTCCAAAGTTTGTAGATTTAGATTATGAGTTTTTCCATATGGTAGAATACTGTAAGGAAAATCAAAAGTCTATGACTGCTGTAAAAGGTAGACGTCAAGGTTGGTCTTATAAAGCTGCAGCATTATGTACTCATGAGTTCTATTTTTATCCAGATAGTAAATCTGTTATTGGAGCTTTCTTTAGTTCTTTTAGTCAGAATACTATGAACATGGTAGTTGATAATTCAAACTTTATTAATACTAATACTGAATTTAGAAAACAACGTAATCCTGATTTAAAGGATTTTATTAAAGCTAGATACCAAGCTGATATTGGTGGAGTTAAAGTTTGGAAAGGATATAATTCTGAAGTTAAAGCAATATCTTTTAAAGATAATCCTACTGCTGCCGTAGGTCTATCTGCTAACTGGTTAGTATTAGATGAAGCAGGGGTATTTCCTAATATTGTAGATTCTTATGGATATACTGAACCACTTATTAAAGATGGTTCAACTTATACAGGGGTAGCTTTAGTATTTGGTTCATCTGGAGATATGGATTCAGGTAGTAAGTATTTTTATGAAATGTTTACTAATCCTGATAAGTATAACATGTTAGTTTTTGAGGATCCATTTAATCCACAAGGTACTATTGGATTCTTTAGTTCTGCTGCTAAAGGTAGATGGGGTCTTTGTTTAAATCCTAATTCTATTTGGTTTAAAAAACCAATGGTTGATGAAAATGGTAATTCTAATATTGAAGCTGCTATAGATGACATTGAGTTTTTAAGAATTAAATCTAGAAATGGTTTAGATCCTAAAGCTTTACATAATGTAACTACACAGTTTCCTTTAAGTTGGAAAGAAGCATTTTTAAGAAATAAAGGTAATGTATTTGGTTCTCCAGAAATGCTAGAATGGTTAGGTAATTTAGAAAATACACCTAGTCTTAGAGGTTTAGCTCAAAAAGGAGAGTTATACTTTGGTGAAGAAAACAAAATACAATGGAAACCTAATGATGAGTTAATTCATATTACAGACTTTCCTTTAAAGAAAGATCCTAAATCAGGAGAAAATCATACTACTAATGGATGTATTGTAGTTTGGGAACATCCTGAAAAAGTTAATGGACAAATTCCTGAGTATTTATATATTGCAGGATGTGACCCTTATGACCAAGATAAATCAGATTCTGGATCTTTAGGTTCTTTTGTTGTATATAAAAGATTCTATAGAGCAGATAAAACACATGATGTTATTGTAGCTGAATATACTTCAAGACCTGATACTGCAGAACAATTTTATGAAAACTGTAGAAGATTATGTTTATATTATAATGCTAAAGTGCTGTATGAGAATCAGTTAAAGGGTTTAAAAGTATATTTTGAACAAAAAAATTCTTTATATTTACTTTGGCAACAACCAGGAATTATTAAAGATATTATTAAAAATTCTAATGTTCAACGTGGATTTGGTATTCACATGAATAGAGGAAGTAATGGTGCTAACGGTATTAAAGATCAATGTGAGTTATATTTAAAAAAATGGTTATATGATGAAATTGATGATGTAGATGGTAAAAAAATACTTAGGTTACATACAATAAAATCAATACCTTTACTTAAAGAATTAATTGCTTATGATAGAGATATTAATACAGATAGAGTTATTGCACTTATGTTATGCATACTACAAACACACGAACTACATAGAATACATGTAGAAGAGCTATTAGATATTAAAACAAATACTGGAACATTTTTAGAGAAAATATATCAAAAATCTCTTATATTTAATAGAAAGAATTCTCAATTTAACGCAAGTACGAACTAATGAGTCAAGATATATATGCCAATTTAGGTGGACAAAATTTACCACAACAAAAACTTCCTATGTCCAAGAAGGATAAGGAGTGGGGTAAATCTTGTATAAATTACTATTCAAATTATAGATATACTAATGGTAGTAATCTTAGAGCTGATAGATTTAGAAAATTAATTAACTATGATTTATACAATGGTAAAGTAAATCATAAAGATATAGAAACTATTTGTGATCCATTAGGAGTTACTGCTAACAGTACATTCTCTAGTAGATTTCAACATTATGATATTATTTCAGAACCTATAAGATTACTTATTGGTGAAGAAACTAAAAGACCTGATAATCATTTAGTTGTATCTGAATCTCCAGATGATATTAATAGAAAAACTGCAGGTATTAAACAAAAGATATTTCAAGCATTAGAAAGTGCTTTGGCTTATCAAATAGATCCTAACGCAGATCCTAATAATCCTCCTCCTCCACCTGAAGAAATACTTAGACATGAAAAGTATAATCCTTCTGATATTATAGAATCTAAAGCTAATAAGTTATTAAAGTCTCTTAAAAAAAGATTAAATACTAGGTTATTGTTTTCACAAGGTTGGAAAGATGCTCTTATTGCTGGTGAAGAAGTTTATTGGGTAGGTATTGAAAATGACCAAGTTGGAATGCGTAGGGTAAATCCAATTAACTTAACTGTTATTTTAGATGGAGATACTACTTTCATTGATGATGCTATTGCAGTAGTTGAAGAAAGAATGTTGGCTATCAATACTATCTTAGATGAGTATGGTGATATATTAAGTAAAGAAGATGTAGAGAAATTAGAAAATTACACTAGAGGTACTTTTGGATCTTTCAATACTGCAGGTGGATTTGAACCTCAATTTGAAGTTGTAAATAATCAAAATGCTTTTGCTGGAGTTACTCCTACTAATGCATTTAATGGTAATAATACCAATAACTATTCTATCAGGGTTACTAGAGTAGAATGGAAATCAATGAAACAAATTGGTGAGTTAACATGGACTGATGAAGATGGTGTTCAACAAACTGAAATCATTGATGAGTTATTTAATATGAGAGTATTTAAACAAGCTTTTCCTGATGCTAAAGTAGAATGGTATTGGATTAATGAAGCTTGGGAAGGTGTTAAAATAGGATTAGATATTTATACTGAAATCAGACCTAAAGCTAATCAAAGAAGAAGATTAGATAATCCTTATTTCTGTAGATTAGGTTATACAGGATTTATATATGAAGCAACTAACTCTCAATCAGTATCATTAATAGATAGATTAAAACCTTATCAGTATTTATATGATATTATATCTTATAGATTAGAGATTGCATTTGCTTCTGATCAAGGTAAAAAGTTCTTAATGGATTTAGCTCAAATACCTGAGTCTCACGGTATTGATATTGACAGATGGTTATATTATCTTAAAGAGATGAATATTGCTTTTGTTAATAGTTTTGAAGAAGGTAAAAAAGGTTCTGCTACTGGTCAATTAGCTAGAGGATTTAATCAATTTACTGCTATTGATTTAAGTCTTAGTCAATCTATTCAACAGTATATCAATATGTTAGATTACATTAAGCAACAAGTTTACTTTGTTTCTGGTGTAACTCCACAAAGATTAGGTGCTATTAATAATTCTGAATTAGTAGGTAATGTTGAAAGATCTGTAAATCAATCAGCTTTAATTACTGAATATTTATATGAAGCTCATAGTGAAGTAAAACGTAGAGCTTACACAGCAATGATTGAAGTTGCTAAGATTGCTTATAAGAAAGGATTAGTATCTCAATATGTTTTAGATGACATGGGATTAGAGATATTACAATTAGAAGAAAATGAATTTGAGAATTCAGAATTTAATGTATTTGTAACTAATAACAGTAAAGATTTAGAATTAAAAGGTAAATTAGATCAATTAGTTCAAGTAGCTTTACAATCAGAAAAATTAGATTTATCTGCTATTGTTGAAACATTAATTAATGATTCTCCTAGAGATATTATTAGATTGTTACAACGTAAAGAAGAAGAATTCTATAAACGTCAATCTGAAAATGCTAAGTCTCAACAAGAACATCAAATGCAGATTGAACAACTTCAACAACAAATGCATGCTGAACAAGTTGAATTGGATAGAGAAAAAATGGAACTTGACAGATATATTGCTGAAGCTAATAATGAAACTAAGATTCAAGTTGCTGAGATTAATGTATATGCTAGACAAGAAAACTTAGATCAAAATGCTAATGGTATTCCTGATCCAGTAGAATTAGCAGCTAATGCTTTAAAACAACAAGAGTTATCTTCTAAGTCTTATTTAGAACAATCTAAATTGATTCATGATGGTGCTAAACATAAGTCTCAATTAGAACTTAAAGATAAAGAAATGAAGCTCAAAAATGAGCTTGAAAATAAGAAAATCAAAGCTATTGAAGTTCAGAATAAAAATCAAATAGAATTAGCTAATAAGAAAGCTAAGTTGGATAAAGAGATGATGGATAAAAAGATTGAAATTGAAAAAATGAAATTACAAGCTAAAAACAAACCTAAGAAATAATGAGTAGTTTAAAATTAACCCCTCCAGCAAAAAAGACAAATCCTTTTGTAAGTAAGGAATGTATTGACATATTAAATTTTAGGATAGAACAAGAAGAGTATTCTTCTAGATTTTATACTGCAATGTCAATGTGGTTAAATGATAAAGGTTATATGGGTGCTGCTGCAGTTTGGGCTAAAGATGCTCAAGATGAATTAGTACATGCTCAATGGGCTAAAGACTTTTTATTGGATATGGGAGTTACTCCTAAAACTCCAGCATTAAAAGAACCACCTCAAACTTTTACAGGATTACCTGATATTATTAGACAATCATTTTCTCATGAAGTATTAGTTACTCAACAATGTAATGATTTAGCTTCACATGCTATGAAATATGGTAATCACTTATTATATCAATTAGCAATGAAATACTTAACTGAACAACAAGAAGAAATGGGTAAAGTACAAACTTTAGTTGATCAATTAGAAGCATTTGGTGAAGATAAGATTGCAATGAGATTATTTGATCATGAATTAAAAGGATAATAAATGTCATTAATTCACGAGGTACAACAAATACTTTGGGTAACTACTCCACATGGTGATGGAGTAGTATTATTCATAATGGATTATGGTCCACATGAAAATACAATATTTGTTGTAGCTCTTGAAGAATCTGGAATGATTAAACATTACAATAGTAATGATGTAAAATTATGTAAAAACAATACTTTTAATATAAATACCAATGTATTATAAACTACCAATTAAAGAAAGAATAGAGTTAATGAAAGCCTATAAAAAAGCTAACCCTGACATGTCTTATCGTGACATGGTAAATGATTATAATACTAGTTATGAAAAGTTTGGTGATGGTGGTAAATCTAATTTACAAAAAAAGAATATTAATTTAAATATTAAAAGTGAAGAAAGTTTTTCTCCTGTTAATGGGTGGAATGAAAATTTAGATTGGCTTGGAGAAAAATATAATGATGTTGGATTAGACTTTAACAAAAATAATTTAACAGTTGGAATAGGTAATTATATTCCAAGAAATACTTTTGAAAAAGTTGGAAATATAAATCCTTATTTAAATTTAAATTATGATATAAATGATAAAACATCTATTGGTGCAAATTTTTCAAAAGATTATAATGGAATATCATTAATTAAAAAATTTGATAATGGTGGTAAAAGAGAACCTATTTATACAAATAATCCAAATGATCCTAGAATTAGAGCTTATAATGATAGTTTAAGTTCTTATAATTTTAACAAAGTAGCTTTCGATAAACTTTATAAAACAGGTAAAACTCCAAAAGGTACATCTGTAGATTTATCTTCAAAAAGATATGTTACAAGAGCACAAGGTATTAATGAAGATTTTAATGATTTAAAAGGGTTATTACCAAATGTTACTAAACAATTAATAAGTGATGATTGGGATTATGTAGATACAAAAAAAGGAAAATTAAATAGAAGTGTAGGTGCTTTTAAATTTAAATTTATAGATAGTCCTGGAGACTTTACATTAAAACAATATAAGAAACCAGTTCAACCTTATATTTATAAAAAACCAGAAGAATTAGAAAAACCTAAAGTTGAAATTAAAAATGATACTTTACAATATTTACCAATGATTAAAGATATACCTAGTCTTAATCAAAGTATGATTGAACCTGAAATTCAAGTTAAAAAACAAGAACCAGGTTACAGAAAAGTAAGTTGGAGATATGATCCTTATACAAAATTACAAGTACCTGTATTATTAACTGATCCTAAAATGAAAGTAAATGAAGGACAAAGAATTTATAATAAAGATGTACCTTCAACTACAGGAGCAGTACCTCAAAATTGGCAACCTGATTTTAATATACCACAACAGTTTGAAAGAACAGATCCTTATTGGAGATCTAAATATTTACAAAATAAACAAATAACTAAAAAATAACAATGTTATAATAAAGCTATAAAAAGTTACTTAATTATGTAATTTTTAACAGTTGTAAATTATAACTAAACCAGTTATATTTATAGTATAATACTAATAAAGGCAAATTATGAGTAAAGAAAATAAAGATGGAACTCCATTAAAAGAGTTTAACATTCTTGACACACCTTTTGGTGATGGATTAGAAATGGAATTTACAGATGATTTTAAGGAAGATGTCTCTGTAAAGAATAATATGGTAGAAGGTGAAGATCCTGATACTGAAGAGTTTAACGAGTTTTCTTCTAATGAAGAAACTGTAAAACCTAAAAAAGAAGTTCCTACTAAAAAAGTAGAAGCTGAGTTAGAAGAAGAAGTTGAAGAACTTTCTAAAAAAGAAATTCAACAAAGTTCTGATGAAGCATCTAGTTTAAAAGTATTTGCTAGTTGGTTAGGAGAACAAGGACTAGTAGATTTTAATGAAGAGTCTTTTGAAGATTCAGAAGAAGGTTTGAAAAACCTAGTAGGAGCTACAATAGAACGTGAAGTTCAGAACTATAAAAATAGTTTACCTGAAGACGTTCATAAGTTAGTAGAATTTGTAGAAGCAGGAGGAGATCCAAAAGCTTTTATGGAAGCTTACTACAACAATAAGTCTTGGGGAGAATATGAAGTTGATTCAGAAGCTTCTCAAAAAATAGTGCTAAGAGAATACTTAAAAGCACAAGGAGAAGAAGATGAGGATATTGAAGAAACTTTGGATACATATGAAGTTTCTGGTATTTTGGAAAAGAAAGCTAAAGTGGCTTTGAATAAGTTACAAGCTTATGAAAAAAGTTACCAAGAACAATTAGTTGAAGCTCAAAAAAAGTATGATGCTGAACAAAGAGTTTTAGCTAAAAAACAATATGAGGAATTTAAAGCTAATCTTTATGCAAAAGAAGATATTCAAGGTTTTAAACTTACTCCTAAAATGAAAGATAATTTATGGAACTTCATTATGGTTCCAGATAAAGCTGGTAAAACAGGATTACAAAAACATAATGAAACTAATGAGAATGCTCAATTCTTATATGCTTACTTAGCAATGAATGATTGGGATTTATCAAAATTAGAAAGACAAGTTAAGACTAAAGTAAATTCAGAATTAGCTAGTAAACTTTCTAACTTTAAAGATGGAAGAAGCAAATTAAAATCAGGTCAATCTGATAGCTTTGGAGATCAAAGAAAAAATAACTTTAGTGCATTTAAACAAGCATTAAATACAGGTACAATTTAGAACAATTATTAACTTTAATATAACAATAAAAAAATGCAAATTAGTCCATTACAAATAACTAACATGAATTGGCATGCAGGTCTTACTCAAGACTCTCATTTGTCCACATTCTTTTTAACTGAGCCAGCTTTAGCTAGTCAAGTTATTACTCGTATTTATAACAAACAAAATGGTTATAAAAATGCTCTTTCTT